TTATCCATATCGCCTGATTAGCAGATTCAGGCCGTCCACGGCTAGGCGCTCCTGATCTGCTTCGCGGCTGTAAAGTTCGACGTGGTCAAGGTCATCATGACCAAGGATTCCAGCCGCCTGTTTCGCGGTCGCTCCTTCCTCCGCGAGGTACTTCCCGAGGGTCTTGCGAAGGCCGTGGAACGTGCACCCCGGCTTCATGCCGGCAAGACGCGTCCAATGTGCCATCATTCCGGTGAGCGACTTTTCTGAAAAGGCTTTGCCGTACTCGGTCGATAGAACCGTATCGGCACGCCTCGGTATCCCCTGTAAAGCCTCTGCCAACATGGGAAGCATTAACAGGCGCAGAATTTTCCCGTCGCCCTTGATTTGACGGACTGTGATACGAGATGCCTCGAAATCAACATCGCTCCACAATTGCGTGGCCACTTCACTCCTGCGGCATCCGGTCCAAAGCGCCAAGGCGTAAGCGGCGCGCGGCACGCTTCCGATTGCCCATCTGGCTTCGAATTTCTTGCGCTCCGGCATCGTCCAAGCTCGCCACCCCTCATAGGCCGGCCGCCATTTAAGTTTTTGCGTCGGGTCATGCTCTATCCAGTCTTCGTCTAGAGCTTCCGAAAACATCTTGCGGATGGTGGTAAGCAGGTGCTTTGCCTTGTGCGGCGTCTCGGAGAAATCAGCCAAGATCGATCGCATATGCCGGCGCCGGAAATCCGCGACTTTCATATCGCCCCACATATCGGGATGATCAGGGCTCACTTTCAGATCCAGAAATTCGATTGCAAGCTTGGTATTCTTGGAAACCGTGGCGTCATCCAGAGCGCGCCATTCCGGGCTTTTCAGAACGAGATTCCATGCTGCACGAAATGTCTGAGGAAGCGCCGATGACGGATGCTTTCGGACGGTTGCTTTGCGCGGAATCCTGCCTTCAACTGCTGCGTTGTAGGCTTCGTCAAACTCTGCGGTTCCCGGTGAGCCCGGCAGGTATTTGTCCTTGCCATTCCGACGAAACCGCCAGCGCTCATGGCCATGACGGTCGGTAAATGGCTTGGCATATGGGTAATCGTCCTCCATGGCCACATTTACGCAGCACGGCTGCGGCCACGCAATAGCGCGTCTATTCGGTTTCCACCTTCCTCAGGCAGGTCTGTGAATGCCGCGTCAAGCGCAATGCGATCCCAGACGTTGCGTCCATCTACCCTCTTGGGCTTTGGCATGCGTCCATCTGCTACCAACTCATCGAATTTGGTGGTGCCTATGCCGATATAGCGCGCTGCCTCTTCCCGGTTTAAACCACGCGGCGGATAAGCGATTGGATCGGCTCTAGTCATCCTTCCACCTCCTTCGCAGCAAGAGCCTTAAGCGTTGCCAGGATTAGGGCGATGGCGGGGGTGGGGCCTTCTGCAGATCCGAGTGGTGTTAGGTGAGGGCCCCAATCAAATCCAACTTGCCCGACTGATACGTTGGACTTGCCATCTGACGAATACCAAATGCTGGCGCCACTTCCCGGCAGCATGCGCTCTGTTAGCATTACGGCTGCGTCTATGGAGGCGGTGAGCCTCGGAACTGGGATGCTGTCGAGGTGCATCAAATCCGCCCGATTCAACGTCCAAAGGCCGCGCGCATAGCAGTATGACGGCTTCAAATGCTCGTTGTCGTCTCCGGCATCGCTTTCGAAAGCCTCTGGATTAACTGCCCACAGGATATTCGCGTCGGTGAGCCGATCCGGCCCTGTCAGCGCTTCCACTCGCGCAATCAGCTTGGTGAGGTCACCCATTGCCGCCTCCTGTGAGAGAACGGATCTCGATCTTGGCGATGTAGCATCCGTTGCGGCGGTACCTTTTCCAATCCCATCCGGGCGCGGCATCTGCGTTCGCGTATTCCACGACCTGAAAGCGTCTGCCTCTGACAGAATCGAAGAAGAGGTGCCCGCCACGTGTGAACATTGCCCAGGCTTGAAAGGTCTTTGCGGTTTGCTGCGCGCTCATGGCTTTGGCTCTCCTTGCTGAACAGCAAAAAGAAGCCCGCCATGGAGGCGAAACCAATTGTCGTCATAGATGCCAATGACTGGCTTGCCACGGCGGGTCTTGTGGTCGAAAACGACATGGACGTCGCTATCAATCTTCGCCACGCGGCCTTGTCCAACCGTGATGTGACGGACAACCATCCCGCGCTTGAAATCAGTTCTCTGGCTCATGACGGCTCTCCCTGGAGAGCGGCGCGGGCAGCGCGAAGACTGCCGATTGTAAAATCATGCGCCCAAGCAACGTCACAGCTGTCGCCCTCGTCAGGATCATAACCATCAGCCGCTTTGGCAAACGGCTCCAGCGCCTCGCGCAGACGCGCTACCTCGGCAGCAAGCCGGTATTGCTCATCGGCTCTTGCCTGTTCGGCTTTCACGTAGCCGTCGCGGCTTTTTCTGACGATGGACAGCTCTGCTTCAGCAGATCGCGTGTCACATACCGCCTCATCCCGCTCCCGCTCTGCCTTCTCAAACTTGGCGCGGATAGCCGCAGCGACTTGATCTGCATCCAGCGTCCCCAATTCGAGAACCGTGCAGATCGTTTCGACAATGCCGTGCCAGTCCTTGGCCCAGCCATCCGCCTTCTCCGCGCGCTCTACGGCTTCGGATAGCTGGCGCTGGAGGTCGGAGACGGCTGGAACGCGATGGCAGCTTTTGCCAAGTCCTGTGGTGATGGTTCGCCCACAACCGGAGCAGGACGAGCGCGGGTAAGGCTTGCCCTCGTCTTGAAGGCGGAAACGGCAATCGACTGGACGAGCGTCGCTCATGGCTGCGCCTCCTTGGCTAGAGCGGCGCGGCGCGGGACCTCGTACCAGCGCGTCGTTTTCCCGCAACGACTGCATTGGAGGTTGAACGCCCAGCACCCGTCAGTTTTGTTGAAAGCACCATTAACGGTGTTGTCGTGGCCACCCGTCAATTCGCACCATGCCTTGCGGAGGCGAGATATCCGAATTGGCAGCACTGCGCTTGTCAGCCTAGCCATGGCGCGCATCCTCCTTGGCGGCGGGAAAAGACGGGAGAGGCAAATCGTGCATCTGCGCGAAATCCACGGCTTCTCGGATGAGGCGCGCTCGACGATTGATCGCTCTCTGCTCAATCTGGAACTTAGGGCAGACGATGGCGCCGGCATCTGGACCGCGAGACATGCCGTTGACGTTGTGCTCTCGCGGGCAGGAGCGGCTTTTCATCCAGAAACCGCAATCTCCGCAACGGTCGCGCTGTGCGTCGAATGCATCGCTCACCTTGTCGCGCAGTTGAGCAACGAGACTGAAACGGTTGAGGCCGCTTATGATGGCGTCGATTTCGCTCATTTCTCCGCGTCTCCATCCTTCGAGGAAGGGCCAGCGGGGAGCGGAGCGGCGGACCGCAAGCGGGCGATGGTGTCCCTTCCAGTCTTAAGCGCGTTCTGGTGTCGCTCCCTGGCTTCCGGATAGTGATGCATCAGGGGGCGCGAATGTGTCAGGGCGACAACCGCGGCTTCCAAGGATGCCAGTGCCTCACCGGCACGTGCTTCCAGTGCGGCGATCGACAATGGACCGTGCAGGGCGTCGATGGTGCTTTCGAGTGCCGCTATGCGAGTGTCCTTGCTGTCCTGCCAGCCCTGCACTGGCTGTGCTTTGGGCGCGGCGGCGAGGGCGGCTGTTGCGGAGAATTCATCGATCTTATTCAGTACGAGGTCGAGCACTGGCTTTGAGGCCACGAGGTCATCACCGTGCTTTTCGATCTGCTCCCAAATCCATAGCCGCAGCCGTTCAGCAACGTCATGGCCCGCTCTCTCATCTGAGGCGGTGATGGTCGCTGCCACACTTTGTTCTCGTGCGTCGGAAAACTCTTTCCCCGTTCCGTAAACATGTTTCCCGAAGTTCTCGGAATGGTCGCCTTGCGTTCCAACACCAGCGGCTGCGAGGATTTCACGAGCGTATTTCGCTCGCTTGGGCCAGTTCTCGTTTACCCAATCGTCTCGGCGATAATCCGGTTCTTCATCGGCCAAGCCGTATTCGTTGGCAGTGATCACGCGCGCGGCAGCTTCGATCGCCTTCTCCAGGGCTGGGGCGGGGGCAGGACGGGTGTAGAGCGCCCGCGTCTTGATCTCGTACGTTTCCGGATGGCGTTTCCTGATGGCTTCCCAACCAGCGCGATCGCCGTAGCCCTCAGGGCACCAACTGGTTTTCTGGTAGCCATCTTCATAGGCGCACCACTCGAACGCCACCGGCTCCGCCACCGCCTGCGGCTCTATCGCTGCTAGGATGCGGGTAGCTTTCGACAGCGCGAGTTCCTGGCTGCTGCGAACCATGTCCTCCTCCCAATCCTCCTTGCTTTCGATTGGCAGGAACGAATGCGGATCGATGATCTTTGCGATCTCAAGCGCCATGACGCGCAGCGCTGTGTCCCCGGCCTGTGCGGCTATATCGGCGGTGTTAGGCATCATGCTGCCTCCCTCATAAGCTCGTCGTTTGCGAAATCGCCCCATTGGGCAGCGCCTGCGGCCATCATTCCTGGGAAGGATCTGCTTCGCAGGCGGGAGCGCTCAGGGCCGGGCGGCATGCGATGGACGCGGTTCCACTGCTTCCATTCTTCCGTGCCACGCTCCGGCGGCTCCAGCATGTCGGTCGGCTGGAGTTCCGGCAGATTATCGAGATACCAGCCGGTCGCCTTGAACTCAGGATGCCCAAACCAATTGGGCTGGACGATGTGCGGCGCCGGGAGGTTCGCCGGCATTCGCGCCCTGGCGAGGTCGTTCATTTCGGGATTTTCGACTACCTTGCGCTTGATCCGCGCCTTCCAGCATGCAGTGAAGATCGATACGCCTTCTTCGAATTCGGCTTTCAGATCATCCCATGTCCGGCCTACTGGTAACTGCTTGGGAGGCGTCCAAAGGCCCGGCCCACTCATCCACCTGCGGCCCGATCTGCAAAGCCGAGTGCACGGCGGATGCATTACGACGAGCAAATCCCAACCTTCGTCTAGGATGCCATCGCGGATATCGCAGATGATGTGCCTGTTCGTCCGGTCTTCTGCCGGCTCGATGTCGCACGACCACACATCATGCCCGAGAGCTTCGAAGGCACGGCGGGCAATGCCGCTGGTTTCACAACCGATGAGAACCCTCGCCATCGCTCACCCCTCCGCCATTTCATGATGAAGACGGGAGGCGGCTGGCCACTGAGGTACCTGACGCCAGCCTAGAAATTCGTCGCCGGGGTCCATGTGCATTGGCGAGTATGTCGAGCCATCATCGCCATCACCGGTTTCATTGTACCAGCCGGTTGTCGGGCATCCATCGTCGCAACCATCGCCCTCGCAGCCGTCGCCCTTCGGGCACTCGTATTCATATCGAAGCTGGTAGGCGTTCAGATAGACGAGGGGGAACGAATAGACTTGGCCGTTTCTGGCCCTGCGCACCGCTACGATGAAATTGCGCTCGGTTCCCTTGGGCGTGTCTGGAATTTCGTCGGGCGAATGCCACTCATCTTGCCCCTTTACGTCTGCCGGGAGGGTGGGAGCGGCGGAAGCCGCGGCATGCTGCAAGGCAGCGGATATTGCCCCAGCAAGAAAGCCTCTGGAGCCGCCGCTATAGTTGTCTACGAGGTCGTAGGCTGTATCCCAGCAACGCTGGACCAGCGCGACGTTCGCTGTCTCATCACTATCCGTTCCTGATGTGTTGGACGTGGTGCATGTTTCGGGTGTCATGAGCGGGCGAGCCTCATCAATGGCGTGGGGGGAAGCGGCGGAAGTGCCGACTTGTCGATCCGTGGTTGCTTGGGGGATTTCGCGAAGCCAGGCGACTGGATCTTCCCGAGCGGACGGACGGCGCCGGTGTGCTTCTGGCGGACACGAGCGACCTTGGCCTTTTCCTTCACGTCACGAGCCGATTTGCCGACATGGCAATGGCTGTGAGCCGGTGCGAGGTTCGTCTCGCGATGCTCGCCGCCGTTGATCAGGGCGATCACGTGATCGGCTTGCCATGTTTCGCCCGGCTTGATCACCAGCTTGCACAGGTGGCAGACGCCGTTGTCTCGGTCATAGACGCGCTGGCGCACACGAGGCGGGATGTTCACGCCGTGGTGCTTTGCGATCCACTCGGGAACTGGGCGGCTCATGGCGTTGCCCCGCAAATTCTCGGAACATCGTGGGCCCGCTTCCTGTTGAGCCTCAGAGCCAATTGAGGAGATACAGCGATGGCTGTTCCCAAAAAGCCATATCCCGACGAAGAGCCGCCGAGACCCGATCCAGAAAATGAGCCGCGCCCGATCGAAGAGCCAGATCCAGGCCGTTTGCCCGATGAGGTGCCGCTGCCGAACCCGGACGAGGTGAACGTGCCGCCGGCGCATGCGTCGGTGCCACCAAAGCCGCTGCCGGATCCTGTGCCGCCGACGCCACCGGGGCCTTTGCCCGATCCGGGACCTGACCCGGCGCCAATTCCTACGAGGTAAGAGGCCGTCGCCATCATGCACCGCCTTTCGGCGCCGGCAGCAATGGGACGCTGATGTTGTCCCTATATGCGAGCGCGAGCTGCGGTTTGATTGTCTCACCGACAGTGTGGCCGTCCGGCATTTGCACGTGCGCAGGAAACGCTTCTTCGAATGTTTCGATTTTGGAATCGACGCTTTCGAATTTCGCTTTGATGCAGAGAAACAGGCCGCGCCAACGGGACCGGCATGCTTGTGCCCACTGCTTTTCCGTGCCGGCCCGTTTCGGGAGCGGCAAGGTGAACCGGATGTTCCGGTCGCTCAGTCGAAAGGCTACATGGACGCGGTCCGGTTCCTCACCGGTGAAGTAGTTCGCACCGCCCTTCGACATGATCAGCTTGCGGATTTCGGCCTGTGTCCGGTCTATCGCGACCTCGGTACGTTCGGCGTATGCCATCAGCGCACCTCCGGTCGAGCATTATGCTCAATGCCATCGAGGAGCCGACCGGATCGAGCTTTGCCGATCTTCTGCATCGAGGCGCCGTCTGCGAAGCGATAGAAGCTATCGCCATGTGCGTTCGCAATTGACGGATCGCACATCCATTCGCCGTTCTGCTTATGATGGAACGGGATGCCGGCGTTCTCGCACTGATCGCGAAGGGATCGAAACCATCGAGGATGCGTTGGGCGCGCTTTGTGGCCGCCCTGGTCGGTCTCGCCGCCGGTGATCACCCAGTCGATTTCAGGTTGGTTCCACGATGGCAGGTCGTTCCAAAGCTTGTTCGGCAGGAACTCGGCAATCTGGATTGGGCCAAGCAGCGGCTCGCATGACAGGAAGGCGAAGGCCGGCTTCAATTCGGCCTTGGCTTCGAGCAGTGCCGGCACGTTGATGTCGGCGCGCTCTTGGTCCTCGACGGTCGCTCCGATCGCTGCATTGCGAGGCCACGGCATATCGAGGGCCGCTCCGTACATCCGCACGATGTTCTGCGGCCGCTTCGTCAGGAGCAGCCAGACGAGGTGCGGCGTCGAGCGGATCAACTCGAAAAGGTCGGTGCGCCATGCGGTCGGCACTTGGTTGTCGAACACATCTGCAAGACTGGAGCAGAAGACGAACGGGCGCGTGCCGTCAGCCTCGGCGTTCTTGTTCCACCGGATAGGCTGGTGCCAGTTTCCCTTGCTGGTGCGGACACGCGTTCCGACGCCCTTACCGGGGCCGCCCCATTCGACGCGGCCATAGCGCTTGTCCATCAGCGCTTCGGCATAACAGCCGTCACATGCCGGTGAGACCTTCGTGCAGCCAATCCACGGATTAAACGTGTGGTCGCACCACGAGATTGCGGTGACTTCGCCCATCAGACCAAACCCTCCAGATATCGCTTGGCCGCTTCCGCGCCGAGCTCGCCCTTCACGATCTTGTCCGCCGTCTCGAAGCACGTCTTCACGAAGTCGAGCCGCTGGGGCAGGGCTTCTTTCCATGCGTTCTTGGCAAACTCGACGTTATGGCGGCGCTTGGTCGCCTCGGGCACGGTCTCATCCGTGGCCAGTGCCACGAACTTCTCCAGGCACTCGACCATGAGGTTGAGGGTAACGAGGTCGGAAGCCGACGACACGTCAGGTTCTTCCTGCGTTTCCACGTCGCCGGCTTCCGAGGCCGCTTCATCGGGGTTCTGAACTTCCGATGTTGCGGAACTGTCGGCAGCGACGGTTTGGTCGGGGGACGGGGGACCGTCGCTGCCGTTGTCGTCGGTGGTGGCGTCCGACGATTGGGAATTGTCTTCGGTTTGGCCGCTGGCAGGCTCGCCTGTGAGTGCGGCGGTCTCGCGGGTCACATGCGCTAGCGCAAAGCCTTCCGGCTGCTGCTGGTCGCCCTGTGGCTCCGTGCGCGCAGCGGCCAATCGGTCGGCGAGGGAAGGCCGTGGTGATACGTCCCGCATTTCCGCGAAGCGCAGTTCCTCCACATCGTAGATGCCGAGGATAATTTCAGGACACCACCGACGGGCGAAGGAACGCAGTGTGTAATAGGACTGCTGCTGATCGGGGTCGGACTTCCACAGTGGAGAGTTCTGTGGCTTGATGTCCCTAAGCTTCGGACTTCTGACCTCACGGATCGAGCCGTCCTTGAACTCGCCGATAACGATGCAGACGCGATCCTGGCCTTCGCCCTCCCATTTGATATCAGGGCGCTGCTTGAGCGGAGCAAAGGCGTTGATGACGCCAGCGATAACCTGGGCCTCATAGGCAAGGTTGTCGTTCACGAAGTAGCTTTTGCGGGCAAGCGCGTACGGGCTGGTACGGAAGCGGATCGCATCGTCGATTATGCCAAGACACGCGCCCGGCTGGCCGCGAAGATGCTTCGGCACCGCCGAACCAGAGACAGCCATCATCTTGGCATACTCCATGACTTCGCCGGCATTCTGGAATGTGATACCGCCCACACCGACCGAAATCGCCGACGACACATCACGGTTGATTTTCTCTTCGATCGCCAGCATGCGGCTATCGGACTGAGTGACGATCTGGTTCATTTCGTTGCCTTCCTGATGGCGGATTTGAGCGCGATGCGCAGTTCTCGAATGGTGTCGACGCCCATCGGACCGAAGCGAAAGTCCTCGCCTTTGGCGGCCATGAAGCCGTTGCTCCAGCAGAGCAGGTCCGAAATCGCGTCTTGGATTTGCTTGGCCTGGCTCTCGCTCATCTGGAGGGTGACAACGGCCTCGCCGACGTTGCGGTAATCCGGATCGATGATCATGCCGCCTCCTGCTCTAGGAAGCGGTCGATCTTCTCTTTCGCCCAAGGCTTCATCTGGATGTGGCGGGTGCCGTCGTTGAAAGGCCGCGCGCCGGGCCATTCGCCACTGTCGAGACATTCGCGGATCTTGTCGAGCGACCAGCGGACAACCTGCTCGCCCCGGTCGATTTCGTGAACCGACACCTCGGCATGCGTGGTGTCCGGCACGTCATCCTTGAGGATGTAGAGCAGGGCGAAGGTGTCGAATGGCACGTCGAGGCTGCGGCAGACCATGCGGGTGATCGCAGCCTGCAGGTAATAGCAGGCGTCGAAAATCTGCTTCTCAAGGAATTCCTCGTCGAAGCTGGAGGCCGTTTTCAGGTCGGCAAAGACGCCATCGGCGCGCGGGATCGCGTCCGGTCGAGCCTTGAGCCAGATACCGGTCTTCGGGTCTTTCCAGAACATGGACCGTTCGATGCGGCCGTTGAGGATGCCACCCTGGATCAAGGGATGCTGTGCGGCGTCGGCGCGCATGCGCTCGATCAGTTTCAGGTCATCTCGGCTGATGACAGTTCGGCCCTTGGCGTTCGCTTCCAGCCATCCCTTGCAAACATTCGACGAAGGGTGCCAAGGCTTAAAGTTGCCGGTCTTCTCGTCGGGATATGTATCGGGACGGACGACGAACTGCTCCTCGAAGACTTCGTCACCGAGCAGAAGGCAATGCGCGGCCTTTCCGAAGTCGAGCGCCTTTGTCGTCTCCGGCGTGATGTGATCCGGGTTCCACTTCCAGCGACCCCAGAATGCCTTCGGGCTTCCGCCATGGGCTGGCACCAGCCATTTCAGCATGCTCTTGGAGATCGAAGGACCGTCCAACAGATCGCGGTTGCCGTGATAATCTTCGAGCGAGATGCCGCTGTAGATGCCCGGCTCCGAGATCGGCTTGCCATCCCAGACGCGTTCCTTGCGGATGTTGCCTACCAGGGCATTCGCGATTGAGCCGATGGACTGAAAGGCGTCCCTGTCGATATCGACGTGGGTGTTCATCAGATCAATTCCTTCTCCAAGGCGAGCGCTTCCGGCATCGTGACGACGACGCGATTTGGCTTGCCGGTGGCTGCGATTTCGATCTTCGAGAAGGGAAGCCAAACGTTCCGCTCGTCATCGGCGGTTACGAGAATGGCTTTCTCGGTCATGTGGATCGTGCGGACTTCGATGTCGACGAGGTCGGATTTCATGCCCGGCGCTCCCACCAAGTTGAGACCGTGACGAGCAGAGCCAAGCCGACCATGGAAGCGTTGAGCTTGTCCGTGGCCCACAGAGCCGGCAGGACGTCCCATGCGGCGGAAGCCATGCCGAAGGTGCAGATCACCAACATGCAGTTCCAGACGTAGCGGTGTATGGTGAGTGTCACGACGCACCGCCTTTCGCCCGTTCAACCATCGCGTCGGCGAGGTTGTGGCACCAGTTAGCGACATGCGACGGATCGCAGTTGACGATGTCCCAACCGTTCAAAGCGTTGGCCTGGAACGGGCCACCCGAATTTGCGCAAAGACCTGCTAGAGCCTGCCCCGCGAACCAGTCGCGCAGCGTCATGCCATCCGTTGACCAGTTCTCCGCGCGCTCGTGGCTATACAGGACGCTAGGAAACGCCGGCCCGCCATCGTTGATTTTGCTCATGATGCCCTCCGATAGATTTCGTCGTAGAGCGCCAGCCATTTGCGGCGCGCCTGGTTGATGTCGTCACGTGGCGGCCCGTAGCCGGAGAGTTTGTCGGCTTCGGCTTGGTCGATCAGGGAACGGAGACCGTCGAGTGCTGGGTCGCCGCCGAGGGCGAGGCAGTCGTCGACTTTTTCGGAAAACCAGCGGAAGTGGCTCATGGGAGCCTCGTGTCGAGTTGTCCGGCAAGCAGGATCAGCGCGCAAAGCAGGGCGCATGCGATCCGTGGATGCAGGGCGAGAAGGTTGCAGATGGAGGAAAGCGCTTCGTCAGCGCGTGACAGGAATTGGGTGACCGGGCTGCTCGCATGGGGCAGCTCAACCCGGCCATTCCCTCCGAACCGCAAAATGCCGCATGAGGTTCGGGAATGCTGCTCCCGGTAACGTACGCCTGTTGAGGCGGCGCGGCCAGTTAATTCGAAGATGCGCATCACGCAGCCCTCGGCGTGCGGCGCTCGGCCATTTCGGCGAGTGCTTTGGTCAGGGCTTCGTCGAATGTGTCGCCGCTACCGCTGGCGCAGCCGCCTTCACCGGTATTCCAGTGCAGGTAGACGGTCACATACGGATCGGTATCTGCGCGGAAGATGTTGGCACCGATCCCGGAGAGGGAGTGCGTTGCGCAGCAATGCTTGAGGATGGTTTCCATCACACGTCCTTTCCGAGCAGCGCATCGCACCGGGCCAAAGCCTGCTGGTACACAGCGGTGGCCTTGTTGATGCTGGTTTCGGTCGGCTTGAGATTGGCGGCTACGTCATCGCGCCAGATGCTGATCCAGGCGCCGAGTTCGGTGACGCTTTCGCTGATCGAACGGACCTGGGCTTGGTGAGCGGAGTGTTCCATCAGGAGCGCCCCTCTACCTTGGCGATGGCGTCACGAGCCGCATCAAGGGCAACTTGCTCGCCCCACGTCAGCCTGCGATTGCGGATTTGTGCGATTTCAAGCGCACATTCCTTGAGGGCGGAAAGCAGGTCCGGTGCTGCGGCGAAGAGCGCCGCGTACGCCTCAGGGTTGTCCATGTGCCGGCTGACAGTTGCGATGTGGTAGCTGCCAGATGCGCCAAGAACAGACGGTCCGATGACCTTGAGGGCTACGAACTGCATCACGCTGCCTCCCGCTCAAGCACCCGCTCACGAAGCGGATTGCCCAAGGTGTTCAGCTTGGTCTCGGCATCGTTCGCGATTTCGCCTGCGATAGAGCGAGCCCATGGCGTGCCCTGCGAAAGGCTGCGACCGTCGACGTAAACGGCGTCGATCGTGATCAAGCCGTCGCGCTCTACTGAAACCTCGAGCTCGCACTCGAAGTCGGCGATCAGGTCGATATCCAGAAGCTCGTCGCGGATGGTGGTGCAGAAGGGAAGGCGCATGGCTCAGGCCTCCGCCTTGGCGACGGGGCGCGGTTTGCGGCGCCACGCATAACGACGCTCCGGATCGTGCGAGACCCATTCGCGAGCAAAGCGTTCCGCATCTTCCAAAGTCCCGTCGAGTTGACCGGAGCGCGAACCGGCCAGCAATCCGAAGTTCTGCAGGCCGCTGTCGTAGCGAACCGATGCCCCGTAATTGCTGGCGACAATCTCGACGCCGACGATCCCGCGGCGGGCTTGTCTCCGCTGCAACTCACAGACCTGCTCGCTGTCGCGGTAGCCGTTGCGGTCTTGGACAACTGCATCTGTTTCGGCCTCCATCGCCGCCAGCAGGTCGAAGCCGGCGACAACGGTGAACAACTCAGGGCGGGAGACGATCTTCATGGCTGTTGCGTCCTCATCGTTTCCGGCAGATCGGCGAAGGCGCTGAGTGCCGGGGTGATGAGAGGATCATGCATTAGATGCATAAAAGATTGCAAGAGAAAAATGCATATGATGCATAAAATTCTTGCGAAGCGATTTTGAACCGCCTAAAAGAAAAGCGCCGGCGGGATGATCCGACCGGCGCTCGCAGTGACGAAAATGATGCACTCTGCTATCAAAACCAGTTTAAAAATGCAAGCAGATACTGCCGCTGCGAGGCGCGAAATCCGCAATATCTCGTGTCTGCTCGGAGGTTCCCGGCGAGATATTGGGGCAGGGAGCGCTTCTGCGGCGGTCTTTTCGGGCGATTGCCCCGCCGCTCCGATCGTCCGGAGCATGAATCACCCTCAGGTTGCCTGTTCCCTCACGAACTGGCCGGTCGGGACGGGTAGGCGCCGTCCGAATGCTTTGGATGCGAGCTGAGGTGTAAACTGCGCAGAATACCCTGAAGGTTCAGGACGGATTGGCCCACCGGCGAGACGGGCAGCGCAGGATATCCCGACTTCATAGCATCCCGGCCCGCGTCATATGCGGCTACCGAAGCGGCGTGCCCTTCAGGGAGTACGTCTTGATAGGGCGAAGTTTGTCCAGATTATTCGACGATCAACTTCAAGAGATAGTCGCCATGAAGGATCATTGCTGCTCCGAAGAGGATGCACAGTGCTGAAGCCACTCCCGCCACAATCGATCCAATATACGTTACATCTAGGCTCCGAACGTAAATGGGCTTTCCGACCCATCTGTCTGGATCCCAGAGCATGTCAGCTCGTGCTTCAGCTTGGGCATTGGCGAAATGCATCCCCCAATTGATCCACGCTAAAAACCCGCATACGAGCGCAAGAAACAGGCCAGCCACGAAGCACCAAATCGGAAACTTGTAAGCACCAAGCGCTGCAGGGTTGCTAGCTAGTGTATCGAGAAACGAAAACAATCCGAAAAGTGCTCCGGAGTGGATAAGTACCAGGGAGGAGATAAGCCATTTCCCATACTCAGCAAAAACGCTGAAGGATGTTCGTTGGAACTCCTTTAGGTCGTTATAGACGATCGCCGCAGCCTCGGGCCTTGATAGCATCGTCTGTTTTTTGGGCTCAGAATCTTCGGTCATTGGCTTGTCCCCCACTCTAACAATTACGCCCCTGCCATTGCCGCCACAAGCCGACGGTATGTTCTTGATCTGTTCTTGACAGTCGGCCAAGGAATTGCTTCCTAATAGGGCCTTCCAAGAAGACCTTCAGGCGAGGGGTGGGATGGCAATTGAAAATGAAACCGGGCGTGGTTTTGCACCGCGCAACGCGGCAACCATCGCGGAACTTAGGCGAATTGCCGGCGCCACCGCGCCGCTAGATCCAGTTATTGTCGTGAAACGCAAGGCAGCGGAGATCTCTACCGCGATGGCGCTTCTACACGGCGGTGATTGGCGGGTTGAGATTGATCACCAGACTGGTTTTGTTCTGGTTGCGCCTCGGATACCACCACAAAAGTTTTGATGATGTCGGTTAGCCTCTGCAGCTGCGATTGGTCGACCCCGTACGAGAGCAGGGCTGAGCGCAATTGAGCTTCGGGGCTACGTGTCTCCTGGCCTGGCGGCCGTGTGATCAGGTCGGCCGGTGTGCATCCGAAGGCTTCTGCCGCGACCTCCAGATCGTCCTGATTGTAAGGCGTGTCGCCGTTCTCGAGGCGGCTGATCTTGGACTGCGACCAACCGAGAGCTTCCACTGCGTCCTGTTGATTGGGGAACACCTTCTCGCGCCACGCACGGAAGAAATGCCGCCCTCTTTCCCTAGTTGGTTTTGGTCTTGGTGCCATGGCGCTAAGGGTACAGTGGCCGGATGCAGTACTGAATGTCATGGCATGCATAATCATGCTTGACATGCATATGCATGGTATGCATTAGATGCGGCATGAAGCTTGCCGAATACCTGTCCCAAGAAAAGCTCACCGACGAGGCCTTCGGTGCCTTGGTCGGTATGTCGCAATCCCAGATCAGCCGCATCAAGCGCGGCGTGTCACGACCTTCTTGGGAGAACCTGGCATCGATCGAGCGCGTCACTGGCAGCTTGGTCACGGCGACTGATTTCATTCCTTCCATGCCTGACGCTCCAGCACCGGAGCAGGCCGCATGAGCATCAGCCGCGTCGCCCAAGCGATAATGGAGAGGGATCGCACCTCTCGGTACGTCTCGGAAGAAGTCAAACGAGAGGTTGTCGCCAGATCTAGTGGCTGCACCTACTGCCGCACAACCCGCGGACCATTCGAATTCGATCATTTTGTTCCGTTCGCGCATGGTGGTGACAACTCCCCTGGGAACATCGTTCTGGCGTGCATGCGGTGTAATCGGAAAAAAGGGAGCCAACTTCCTAGCGACTTCATGCGAAAACTGGCGGCGAGGGAAAAAGTCCTCCTGGTCGCCGAAGCATTGTTGGGGCGGTCATGATCCGCACCCGATCCACTGAAGACGACGGCCTTGCCCTCGCACTCGTCCAGATCGACGGCGGCACGCAGTCCCGAGCCACGCTCAATCAGCACGTGGTCGACGACTACGCCGAAGCAATCCAGGCCGGCGCGACATTCCCTCCAATCGTGGTGTTCTACGATGGCAAGAAACACTGGCTGGCCGACGGCTTCCATCGTTTCCATGCTTACCAAAAGGCTGGCCGCGAGAAGGTGGCAGCGGATGTACGGCAAGGTACCCGTCGAGATGCAATTCTTCACAGCGTCGGCGCGAACGAAACGCACGGCCTCCGCCGCACCCGAGACGACAAGCGGCGAGCGGTCCTGACGCTGCTCGGCGATGCCGAGTGGGGCAGATGGACGGATCGCGAGATCGCTCGCGCATGCCACGTCGACAACAAGACGGTTGCTAAGGTCCGGTCGGAGGTCACTGAGGAAATCCCCAGTGAGCGGACCTACACCACCAAGCACGGCACGACCGCGACTATGAAGACGGCAGGCATCAACGCCAGCCGTGCCACGAACTTTCGTGCGGAAAATGTACAAGTTGATGCTGCTGATCACCAGAAGGAAAACGCAGTTGAGTTCGTTGCGGCGCAAGGCTTTGATCCCGCTGATCGGCCGGTAGCCGCTTCCGCCGAATTCGCCCAGCCACGCAACATCTTCGACGAGCTTGTCAGCCTCTGGAAGGAAGCTGACGCGGGCGTTCGGCAGGACTTCAAAGCGTACATCACAGGCAGCGCAGCCGTCGCCAAGCTCAATCTCAGGCAAGAGAGCGATCCAGCCACTACGACGGGAGGCCACGATGTAGACCGCGGCGCAGAGCGCGCCAGCAGCGCCGTGGAAGTCGGCGCAACCAATTCGCCCGATGGGGCAACGAGATCGGTGCCGAGCTTGGGACATGCCTCGGTCTGCAACTCGCTGGCAGCGCGCGAGCCCGATGAAAGCGCTGCATCGAATTCCAATCCGCAACCCAAAACCCCCGGGGACGCGGATAAGGCCGAGGCGGTTCCCCCTCCCGCCGTCTCGGCCAATTCTTTCAACAACCCACGCTGTCAGAAGCCAGATACCTGTCATCTCGCGCACAGCCGGAACGAGTGTTTCGACTGCAACATCGCTTGGTCCAAACGGCCAAAGGACGAGCAGGTCAGGCTTTGGGCAGAAGCGATCCAAGCGTCGAGGGCGACAGCATGAGCTACCTCGATTGGTATGTCGGCATGGAGGTCGTCTGCGTACAGCTTGATGACGATTGTCCACCGCGCCCAGCTTTGAACGAGGTTTGCACGGTCAGCTTCATCTACGAGGTTGACGGCTACACGATGATCGATCTCGTCGAATATCCGAGCCCGGATACGGACGATTTCTATCGTGGCTACGAGGCGAGTTACTTCCGCCCGGTTCAGCCTCGCCAGACCGACATCTCCATCTTCACGCAAATGCTCAATCCCTCAAAGATCAAAGTGGGGGAGCCGGCATGACGACGCTCACCCCGCGCCAGGCTCAGTGCTTCAAGTTCGTTGGCGCCTATGCGCTTGAACATGGCTACAGCCCGACGTTCGGTGAAATCGCCGAGCATATGGGCTTGGCTCGCCGAAGCTCAGTCGCGCGCATCATCGAAGAATTGGAGAAACGCGGACTTATCCGCCGCCATCCTCGGCTCGCCCGCAATATCGAGATCATCGAGCAGCGCGGCGCTGATTTTCATTTGAAGCGGATCCTCGATGCAGTCGCAGAGACTGGGTTCATCGGCCTCACCGATCCGATCATCGCGGAAGCGCTTGAGCATTCGGGGAGGTCGGCATGATCATCTTCGCCGTCTTCCTCACCGGTGTCTTATCCGGCGTCCTGATCGGCGCCGCTACGGCGGTATGCGTCGGAAAGGGTCAGCCCGACGCTTCGGACGCTTCCGATCCCACTGAATTCTCTCATGGCTGGGAGCGGCGTTGATGCGAACGGATCATCGTCGTTGTCAGCCCTTCGCCGTCCCCAACCGGGGAACGGCAATATCAGTTGATGCGCTTTCCTTGATGCTTGGCGGCTCCTGTGATCGCGCATTGGCTTTCATTCCTGCTTTCGACTTCCAGCCCCGCCGCATTGGCGTGGGCACTGGCTACGGGATCAACGTAGCCAAGGAAGGAACCCAGGATCATGGGGAATCGAACCCACAAACGCGGGGAACAGCAAATGTCTAGCGTAGCTGATGTCGAACGCGCCCGGGACTATGTCCGGCGCATCGGCGGACCTGGGAAGGGCGTAGCGATTATCGACGCTGCCTACCGTCTGCTCGACGACCTGTTTCCGCATGAGAGAAGCCCGAAGGATCGCTGGACGCTGCGGCGCGTGCGGTCCTTTTGGGAGCGTGACGCAGCTCACGTCAAATTCCGGGAAATGCTCGAACTGCATCACGCGGCGGCGCACGTGGTGGAAGAAAGAATTCGTCTCCAACACGCGAGGAAAGAACATGCCGCATTCATCAAGGAAACCACCTCTGTTCGTTCGCTCCTTGAGTTTGAAGACGAGGCTTTCCTTGGCGACGCGCTTGCGAACCGTCGCGGCATGGTTGGCGGAATGGATCGCCCCGGAATTGAGGGGTGAGTGATGTCGAAGCAGCAAACCAAGTTCTGGCTCGTCTGGTCCTTCGGCGGTCGCGCGCCAACCGTTCCGCATTGGACGAAGGAAGCCGCGAAGACTGAGGCCAAGCGGCTCGCCGGCAACTATCCAGGCGATGTCTTCACTGTTCTCGCCTGCGTCGACGCCTACGCCAGTCTGATCGCACCCGTGGAGCCAGTCCCTATTGTGAAGCGTCCCCCGACAGAGGCCGAGAAAGAAGCAGAAATCCCGTTCTGAGGAGAACCACATGTCCGAAGCAGGCCATAACTCCGAACTGACGCCGGCCGAATGGAAGGCGCTCAAGTTCGACCACTTCCACAAGATTTCGGCACAGAAGGCCAAGGTCGAAGCAGAGCAGACCGAATACAAGCGGCTGCGCAAGCTGGCCAAGGCCGATCAGATCATCCTTTCGGACATCGACTTCATGTTGAAGTGCGCCGAGATCGAGGACGAGACGATCCTGACCGACCGGATCAAGCGCGAAGCGGAAATCGCGGCATGGTTCGCTCTGCCGATCCAGTTCCAGTCCGACATGTTCGACGTGGGGCTCGAGCCTCTGGAAGATCGGGCCGCGCGTGAAGGCGAGGCGGCTGGCTACCGCGGCAAGGAGCCAACTCCGCCATACGATGTCAGCAGCACGGCAGGGCAGGCTTGGCTCAAGCGTTGGCACGTGGGCAATGAGCACCGCATGGCCGATCTCGCTACGGCGCTGGAGAAGAAGGCCGTTAGGTCCGACGAGGACGAGCTCATTGCCGGACACGACAGCGACGATCCATTCGAAGACCAGCGCGAAGCGGCGGAGTGAATATCGCCCGCGTCATGCGCGCCGCGGCAATCATCATGCGGTTTCGGCGCGCTGACCTTCCTCGAATTTCCATCCGCCTGCACTGCGCGGGCATCCAGTTGAGGGTTTAGGCCATGGGCTTCTTGCTCGCTCTGTACAATCGCTACTTCCCCGAAGATGAGGTCGAACTCGATCCGGAGTTCGAAGCCTATGCCGACAAGCAGATCGATGCCTTCGCGCCGAAATGCGAGCCGAGCATTCTCGACCGGTCGGCAACCGCTGTGCAGGATCTTCTAACCTACGCCCGGAACGAAAAGGCGCGGCTCGAAGGCGAGATCGTCAAAGAGAACACCCAACACGCGGAATGCATCGCTGACCTCACTGAAAATCTGCGGCGTACCAACGTCGCTATCGCGGCCTTCGAGCCTGTACTCCCCAGGTTGGATGACGGCTACGATCCGTCCGACGACGCCAAGAAATCCTACGAGGTAGCGATCGAGGCCAAGCGCAAGCGCGGCGATCGACATTTCAAGAAACCTGCTCTGGCAGCGGCGGAGTAGGGCGAAGTGACCTCAGCTCACCAATATCTTGGCTTCGGTCGCCGCGCCCATGAAGGCGGATCTGGCAACCTCGGGTGCCGCGCTACCGCCAAGCACACGCATGCAGTCCATACGGGCCTGAATGCGCATCGCGGTCTCGCCGATGGGCCATTCGTAGAGAAGCAGCTCCGCGGCTTCACGCACGGTGGTCACTTCGACAGCACCAGTCGGAAGCTTGATCGTAACGGGCTCGTCGAAGGCGCCGATGTCTTTTTGTTCGGTCAACTCCAGTCCTCCTCGTCTGCCACCCATGTGAACATACGGTCGAAACGGCGAGGAAGTTTCATAACGATTGCCCGGCTCGCATCACATTGCGTGATGGAGGATGCGCGGTGAGCATCCATCCCGACTATCAGCAGTTTTTGGACGGGCGGGTGACGCTCTGGACGGCAGATTGCTTCGGCGCCCTCGAAGCCATGGAGCCGGACAGCGTCGATTGCGTCGTTACCTCGCCTCCGTATTGGGGGCTCCGGGACTACGGTGTCGACGGTCAGATCGGCCTCGAGCCGACCCTCGGCGAACACCTCGACGTCATGGTCCGCGTCTTCGAGGCAGTGAAGCGTGTCCTGAAGCCCACTGGCACTCTGTGGCTTAACTACGGCGACTGCTACGCGACGACGCCAAACGGTCGTTCCGCTGTCGATACTAAGGCCGCAGGCACGGATGATCGAACGTTCCGAGACAAGCCGTTTTCAACAGTCGGTCCGATCCGCACGGGAGCATCGACGCGCGCGGGTCGATCGGAGAATAAGGGGAATACCGCTTCCGATGGCGTTCGTCGCAACTTCGCGGGAGACGGTTACCTTAAGCCAAAAGACCTTTGCATGATCCCCAACCGACTGGCGATCGCTTTGCAGGATGCAGGCTGGTGGGTGCGAAGCGAAATAGTGTGGGGCAAGAACAACCCCATGCCGGACAGTTCAGGCGCGTACCGCCCGTCGACTGCGCACGAGAAGATATTCCTGCTCACCAAGTCGACAAACGGCGACGTGTGGCGTGCTCGCGATACGGGCGAAGTATCATTCTTCCCTGATTTGAAAGAGCGCTGCTCGCTTGTGACACAGCCAGACAAAATGGCTGCGCGATGGGTTCGGATCGGCGCCTATTACGACGCCGATGCTGTGAGCATGGAGGCCAGCCCGAACACGAACGCCCGTGTCTCTCAGGATGTCGCCAACCAGGTGGGAAGCTATCGCGCCAACGGAGGGGCCAAAACGAACGGCACGATGAAGGCGGTAGTTCGCGGCGGGAGGAAGGAAGCGGCATCCGGTTCAGGCACCAGGAACAACACCAGTTTCAACGAAGCGATGGTCCTGCAGCCTACCCGGCGATATCTCCGCAACTACGAGCCAGCACCGCTTTCAGTCTGGCCTGTATCCACACAGCCGTTCTCTGATGCTCACTTCGCGACGTTCCCTCCCGAACTTGCCGAACGCTGTATTCTTGCCGGATGCCCGAAGGGTGGCCTCGTGCTCGATCCATTCGGCGGCGCTGGCACCACGGCTCTGGTAGCGCTTCGCCACGGTCGGCGCGCGACGCTGATCGAACTCAACCCTGAATATGCCGATATGGCCCGCCGTCGGATCGAAACCGAATGGCGCGTGCCGCAGAAGCCAAAGAGCGTCGAGTACGGGCCGCTCTTCGGCGGGGAGGCCGCATGATCATGATTTCAGAAAGGTATCTCGTCTTCTTCGAACGGTCGCCCCTGATGGAGAAACGACTTTGGGTCGACGTTGGCGTCAAAGATCGGTGGATAGTCGGCGTCGAAGTAGTTTTCTCCGGGACGCAAGTCTTTGAAGCGCGCTTCTCCCTTGATCCGAGATCTAGAGAAATCGCAGCGCACAAATTCATTGTTGCGGAGATGATAGGTCTCGGAGGCGATTATTCGCACCTCCTTGAACTCGCACTCAAAGTGAGAAGCGCTGGTGAGGTCGGCGACGCCGCTCAAAAATCTCACGTACTCAAATCTGAACTTCGGGTACCTCTTCCGGTCGAATACCTCTCCCTCAACAGACACGCTTCCGCCTCTATAAGAAACAACGCGGACGCCGCGTACGATAGGCCAGTCGTTGAATGGTCGATCGTCTACCGACGCTTCGAACGAGAGGCTACGGTTGGCAAATCTTCCCAAGTCAGATCCGGCGGCAAGTGCTTCCATCGCCGCAAGAAAGAGCGGGGTCAATTCATCCGGATTGAGGCGTCCGTTGATGAAGTCCGCAATCAGATTCATCGCCTCTATGGCAAACTTCGGGTTTCGATCTGTCGCTACCGCACGAAGTGTGGCGAGTCCGGCGCCTACATGCGCCAACTGGTCGGGGTCTGCGATGAGTTCCGCACCCTTCTGCAGAAGAGATGCGAGGTGGTTCTCTTCCGTCGCTGCGATCTGAAGCGCGAGCTTATCGATCTGCTCTCGCTGGAGGTTGGTTGCCTTGAGTTGCGCATCGGCTTGTCGCTTCGAGATAAGTCCACGCCACACGATGGTGCAGAAGGTAACGACGGCGCCGCCGAACACCCCAAACGGCGCGCTGATCTGAACCCTGAGAAGTCGAGCCTTATCGTCGGGCGCAACGATGATCCAATAGCTGGCGACTGCGAAACCGACGAGCAGCATCACAGCAGCTGCGATAGCCAGGCTCTGCCATGTGTCTTCCCGCTCCCAACGCTCTTGCGCGCTCGGAGCAGGTTCCCCGTTCGTCGTCATCAAACCCTCCACCCTCGCAAATCCATATCAACGAAAGTGGGCGCCAGACAATGGCGCGCGGAGGCCGCCTGATGACCTCAGTACAGCCGAAGCGACTTATCGACCGAAATCCCAGCCTGCTGCAGGGCAGAGAGAAACGCTTCACTGGCGTCAGCAGGTTCCCCGTCACCATCGCACTTGTGCATGGCGTCGCTCCACGCCTTGGTGTCGTTGTCTGGCCAATGGTCAAACAGGAACCTCGATGCTTCTTCCATCGAGTTGATGAGGACAAATCCGCGCGGGTTTCGCGCGTAGATGACAATGGGAATGCGAAATCGTTTCGCGGTCATCACTCCCCGTATCTCTCCATTGAGGCGAAAGAGCGTTCGGAGGGCGGGCATACTGATCGAAGACAAGCCAGAGTTTGTCGCCGTTGCTCACCGTCGCCGTCAAAACGACGCGCCGCTCTCCGTCGAGGAAGCCGCCTGATGCTAGCGCCAGCGAAACGCGAGGCGGACCTTCATACCGGCCTGCTCGACAGCCTTGATAAAGTCTGCCCGCGCCAGCGCTATGCTTGTCGTTCCCAACTTGGCCGCTTCACAGCGGTTCATCGCATCGGTCCAGAGTTGACTGTCGTGTCCGGGCCAGTTGTCGAACAGGAAATCCGCCGCTTCCCCCACGGTGGAAACCAAGTGGGAAATCCTCGAATTGACGTCGGCTACGGCAACCGGAGTTTGGAATTTGTCTGTGCTCATGGATCATCCTGCCTCGCAATAGCGGCGGAAGTGAGTGCCCTCACTCTTGAGGTGCGGGTATGATCATTCTCGGCCTCGACATCGCAACCACAACCGGCTTCGCTTGGTACGAGCCGGGCTCGTCGCTCGCTTCCATCAAGACCGGTATCATCAAGGCCGAAGGGGAGAACGCCGAGCAGAAGGCGGCATCGCTGGCTGTCCAGCTTCGGGAACTCTTCTACGAGACAAAGACGGTCAACGGCCGTCTAGAACGGATGCTGATCAAGCCGGACTTCGTGGCGATCGAACAGCCAATGCGGAACGTGAAGTCCTTCCGCAAAGTGCGCAACGATCTCGCCGGCGCGGTTGAGGAATCGACCATCAACCCCAACGCGCTGCAGCTTGAAGGCCTGGTGTGCGCCGCCGTGGCTATCATCGCCGCCTATCGCATCCCTTGGGAGACGATCCCGGCCGCTACGTGGCGCAAGCACTTCCTCGGTATGGGCCGCAACCCTGGCTTCGACCGAGCGGCATGGAAGCGCGCTGCCGTTGACCGGTGCCGAGCGTTCAAAATCGCGGTGAGGAATTCCGATGCTGCGGAAGCCGTCGGCATATCAATCGCGGGCGAGGCGACCCAGACCTACCGCATGATGATGGCGAGGGCGGCCGCATGATTCCGACCGCCCCGATCAAATCAGACGTGGCTGCTACGTCCGCCTTTGAAGGGCGGCGGGATCCAGTCCTCGGCAATCAGGCCCTTCTTCTTGGCAAACGCCACGAAGACGCCGCGCGCAGTCTCTGGATCGATCTCTCCGGTCAACGCCGCCTTGCAGGCACGTATTGCAGCGCGCTGTTCCGGGCTGTTGCCGCAATATTCCGTCGCGAACTGATAGGCGTCGACGACGGAGTTGAGTTGCCGGGGGAAGCCCAGACCTACCCACACGCGGACCGGTTCTTTGAAAGGCTGCGAAAGCATCGGAACCTCCCATGCATATCGCTACGCCGTCAGGCCGCCGCTTGGAACAGCCGTCAGCGTCAACGACGGCAGGGGCTTTGGACTTTTTTCGAGAATGCCAACAGATTTGGCGAAGCCGACGAAAGCGTTCCTCGCCGCCAGGATTGGGCGGCCTTCGTCATAGGCTTCCTCGCAGGTATCAACCGCGGTGGCGTGAATGGTGCTCCGGTTGGTTTCGGGCCAGTCGTAGAGAAAATCGAGCGCATCTTCCAGCCCCGCGATCTCCTCAACCAGCCCGTCGGTGGTCTTCACATAGACCGGTTCGACAAATGTTTTCTCGCTCATCGAAATCTCCAATGTTCCGAACGATTTCAGGTGTTTGAGGGTTGGCCGCCCCATCAATTTGCAGCGACCTTCTGGAAATATGTGAAAGCTCTCTTTGAGCGTCAAGACCTGGTGGGGGCTGCGTAATGCAACTCGACCTATTTGCCGCACAGCCTCAACCACTTCCGTCCGACAGCCCGATCATCCTGCGCGTCGATCTTGGTGGCCACAGCTACGGCCAGGTCATAGTCGTCAAGCTGGACGACGGAACGTGGGGCGTCGGCACAGATGACATGTTCCAAGGCTATTGCGGCCACGGGAGCCCAGTCTGGCCAAAGCACGACGGGTATCCAACAGTGCGGGATGCTGTTGCTGTGGCGCTCGACAAACTGCACGAGGGTTGGACCCGGCTGGCGGCCGATCAGTCATCCTGCTGCACGGATAAGCATCGCACTGCAGCCCGTAAGGGGCTCGAGTGGATCAATCGCCAGTACCTCACCTATGGGCTTGATCCAGAACCGGAGAAGGCTGCTGCATGAACGCCCATAGCCGAGACTTCCTGCCGGCACTTCCCGACGCGATCGACGCGGAGCGTGGTCTGCTCGGCGCACTCCTCGTCAACTCCGAGGCCTACTGGCGTGTCGCGGGATTCCTGAAGGCCGAACACTTCTTCGAAGCAATCAACGCCGAGATCTACAAGACCATCGGGACGATGCTGAATGAGGGCAGGTCGGTGAACCCGATCACGCTTCGGCCGTATCTGCCGGCGGGTACAGGTGAGGCGACGTCGGCAGCTTATCTCGCGAACTTGGCGGCGGAAGCCATGCCCGCAGGCGCCGTCTATGATCTTGGCCGCGCAATCATCGAAATGTGGGCGCGGCATCGGCTGATCGGCGTCGCACAGGACCTCGATGCTCTGGCCCGAAACATGCCGGTAGACATGACGCCGGAGAAGATCATCACCGAGACGGCGGATCGGCTGACGCAGATCGCCCAGGAAGGGAACGAGCGGGCAGGGGCGATCAGGTACGGGGTCATCCTTCCAAACGCTATCGGCAAGGTCGCCAGAGCCTCGGGCGACGCTCTGGCGCGCATTCCTTGGTTCCTGCCGGAGATCAGCCAGGCGCTCGGCGATATCCGTCGCGGCAATCTCATTGGATTGATGTCGGATTCGGGCGGGGGCAAAACCTCATTCTCGCTCCAACAGTGCCGTCACGCGGCCGCCAAGGGCTTCAGGAGCGCGTTCTTTTCGATCGAAGTTACCGACGAGGAAGCCGCGCTGCAGGCGGCGGCACAGCAGTCTCACATCAGTTTGCCGCGCCTCGACGCCTACACCCTGAACAGCAAGGAGACTGGCGACCTTGAGGACGAGCTGGCCGCCTCGACCGATCTGCCGTTCTACATTGTCGGGTTCGGTGAGTGTTCCTTGTCGGACATCCGGATCAAAGCCGAGGCGATGACAAAGAGCCAAGGCTTGGACCTGATCATTATCGACCACGCCAAAATGATCACGCTGCCCAATCCGAAGGACATGTTCGCGGAACGGATCAACGCGCTGTACCGTGGGCTGAAGGCTCTCGCGAAGACCCTGAACATCGCGATCGTCATCCTGATCCAGCGCAACGACGACTGGAAAGCTCGGTGGAGAATGGGCGGCAGCCTGCGGCCGGTTATGGGCGATGCCTATGGCGGCGGTTCCATCAAGCAATCCCTGGACGTGTGGTTTTCGATCTACCGGCCTGAGCCACTTTACCGCGAGCTCATCCCCACGATGCCGCCGGAGCGCGTTAAGGACGGGGAGCGGACCAAGAAGGAGATCATGGTCGGGAAGATGGAAGAGTCTCGGGGCAAGGCCGCCATCATCAACCACAAGCGCCGGCGTGGGGAGCCAGGGCAATCACCTCAGATCGGCTTCGATGCCGAATTCACGATGTTCAAATCGCTGGTCGACGACCTTCCGCCAGCATTCGAAGGGATGGGATTCTGATGACCAACGCTCCCGATTTTCTTCCCGACTATTCGAGCATGCCGGTCAACGGCCGGTACCGACCTTTGTTCAAGCTGCTCAGCACCGACAACTGGCGTTTCGTCCGCAAGGATGGAAAGCCCGTCGAGGTCGATACAGCCCGCCAAGCCATCGAAGCCGCCAAGGAATGCGTGCGGCAGATCCTGAACCCTGAAATCCGTGCGGAGAAGGTTGAAGCGATCGCAGACGTTCTCGGCGTGGAGCAATGGCGACGGGAGAGGGCGGCGCAAGCTGCAGGTGATCAGGAGGCGGTGCTTGGGGCTGTGATCGTTCGCGGGAAGACGGTCAAGATTGAGCGGCGTGGAAGGGCAAGAGCATGACTGCGCATTTCGAACTCACTGCACCGGTGGCGAAGTCATCCGCCCGCGTTCGTCGTGGAGGCTGGTCTTGGGGGCCCGTCGAAGGCGCAAAACTTCGCGTCCTGTCGCTCGGAGCTGGTGTTCAATCGACCACGCTTGCCCTGATGGCGGCGCATGGCGACGTTGGACCGATGCCGGATCATGCGATTTTCGCGGATACCGGCGCCGAACCTGCTGCGGTCTACGACCAGGTGCGCTGGCTCTCATCGGGTAATGGGCTGCCCTTTCCCATTCACACTGTCAGCGCCGGCAGCCTGCGGGACGATGTCGAGGGGGCGGCCGCCGGTGTGACTGGCATGTGGTCCCGCCCGCCATTTTTCGTCACTTCCGGCAAAGGGCGCTTGGGGCAAGTCAATCGCCAGTGCACACAAGATTACAAGATCGATCCGATCCGCAAGGAACACCGTCGGCTGCTGGGCTATAAGCCGCGTCAGCGCATTCCAGATGCGCAGGTCGAAGTCTGGATCGGTATCAGCACCGACGAGATTGTTCGTGCTGGCGCTTCATTCGAGAACTGGACTGTCAACCGATATCCCCTGCTCGAAATGGGGATGTCGCGTCACGACTGCGAAGTTTGGCTGACGCGCAACGGTTATCCGGTGCCTATGAAAAGCGCATGCACATTCTGCCCGTATCGCACCGATCGCGAATGGCGCTGGATGCGCGACAACGATCCTGCCTCATGGGCAATCGCTGTAGACATCGATCGCCGTATCCGTGACGCACACAAGCACGGTCGGATACGCGGCGAACTGTTTGTCCATCGTAGCGGCTTGCCGCTTGACCAAGTTGACCTGACCAGCGCCGAAGAACGCGGCCAAGGCATGCTTATGGTCTGCGAAGCGGGGTGCGGGCTATGAGCTTCATCACTCCAGCATCCCAGATCATCGCCGGCGCCAACCCGATCGTCATCCCGCGCACTGACGCGCAGCAGATGATCGCGGACATCGCTCACGAGCATGGCGTGACCTATGCGCAGGTGCTGTCCACAAGCCGCGCCCGCCGCCTTGTTGAAGCTCGCTATGACGCCATGCAGGCCGTCTACCAGGCCAAGCCGCACCTTTCCCTAGCCCAGATGGGGAAGCTGTTCAGGCGCGATCCGAAGACCGTCTGGCATGGCCTGATGCGACGGGGGCTGAAATGACCATCCACCCCCGCATTCCGAAAATCGATCTGGAAACAGCAAGCCGTGACCGCCTCATCGGCCACATCGACGCGCTGGAAGACATTCTGCAGACCCTTCTCCCAGCCGAGAGCGACGGCGAGCGCACGAAGATGCGCGTGCTTGGTCTGACCCTGACAGAGGGGAAAGTCCTCGCCTGCCTGACCAACGGTAGAACCTGGACCCGCCAGCAGATCAGAACCGCAAGCTGGCAGCACGGCGACGAGTACGAGACCAAGACAGTGGATGTGTTCATCCATCGCCTTCGCAAGAAGCTGCGCCACCACGGCATCGAAATAAGAAACGATTGGGGAAGCGGGTTCTATATGGAGCCGGGCAGCATCGCCAAGCTGCAGGCTATTCTGGCGGAGGAAGGATGAGCAAGCCGGGCGGCCACAACGTCTATAACGTGACGCGCCCATTGGGCGTGAAGGTGCTCGACGCCAGTCTGCACAGCCCGACGTCTGTTCGCCCCAAGCACTGCTTCTGCATGCCGACGCTGCAGAAGGTGATCCGGAACGGCGAGGACCACCTGACGATCGTGCTTCGGCTGATAGTCGAGACCAAGGACAACGCCACCGAACTATGGGCCGCCACGATCACGGCCATATCCGAACTGCTCTTGGCAATGCCTTGGCTGACGGCGCGGGGCTTCGACCTGTTCGACGACTTCGACCGGATTGACCTCGGCGCGCTTCGCCGACGGGCCAAGGCCATCAGGCGGGCCAACAAGCAGGAGATCTGGGCAATCATGTTCAATCTGCTCTGCGACCATTTCCATTCCGAAGAGCAGGGGGAGATGTTCCCCGAAGACTGGAGGCGAGCGGCATGACCATCCACGTGACATACCAAGCCTGGACCTACGAGATGGTGCGGGAACGGATCATTGAGGCGGCCGAAACGCTTCTGATGAACCCGGCGTCCTACGGACCGCGACTGATCGGTATGGCGCTGTTTGACGAGTACCAGGACGATTACCGCCGAGGTGAGGCTACACGCGTTCGCAGCGCTCCCACGGCCCACGCCTTGGCCGAAATGGAGGAGACCTGGACCTGGATCAACACCTACCTGCCGGAGAAGGATCGCAAGCTCGTCTACGACTACGGCTTCATCATGAGCCGGAAAGGGCTCACCCTGAAGGTCTGGTGCGAGCGAAACGGCTGGATAAAGCGAACTTTCGAACGTGCTGTAGCCCGTTGCTGTCAACGGATTGCGGACGAACTCAACCGAAAGCACCAAGTTCGGTTGACAGTGGCGTTTGACTACTTGTCGCAAAATGAGGCAAAACACGCGTCATTCGAGGTAGCCTCGGATAGCCGCGCACCGGTGAAGCCAAAGCTCTACCACCGCGCGGATGATGCTACCCCGACCCATACCCCCGGCAGTGAGGCCGCGATCGCCCAGCACATCGAGAAGGTGAACAAGCAACGCCGCGAAGAAGCGGAGCGGCAGCGTAAGGCCGCGCTCAAGCGAGCCGAGGAAGAGGCCAGGATTGCCGCCGCTGTAGCCGAGCGGTTGGCCAAGCGGCGCCAGAAGAATGCGGCTTAGGGCTCAAGGAGTTTGAGCGACGTGATAGGGAAGACGGCATTTTCCTTTTTCCAAGGAGCTTTGTCTTGGACGAACCAGTCGCAGGCCGCTGATAAAACCCCATAGTTGTCGTCCGCCCAACTGACCGTCATTTTCGGTCCACCCGACTTCAGTTGAACGACACTGCCAGCTTTGATTTCGTCTGCCATCTTTCCCTCCCGCACGACCCAAGGGAAGAAAAACATACATCGCACCGCCCGACAAGTTGATGTGCCGATATTGAATACCAGGGGAAGCTGCGGAGCCCCGAACTAGCGAAGCCTAAGCCGGGTTGGCAGCCGGCACCTGCAGTCAGCCGGGAGGGTAGCCCGGCATCATTTTCGCGAAGTCGCGAAATAGATGGCTGTCGCTAGCGAATGTGAGGCGGTTATTTGCCGCCCCACATGGCAATTAGGTGGTCATGCCGCCGCCTCGACCCGAGTTTGGGCCGGTCATCCAAGGCAGCGGAACCGCCACATCTTCGAAAATCTTCGCGGAGCGCGCGAAGCCTTCAAACGCAGATTTGGCGTAGGAGAGCGGATAGTCGCTTTGAAACGCCTGCTGACAGGCGCGCACCGCAGTCTGGTAGATTGAGGTGCGGCGACCTTTCGGCCAATCGTAGAGAAACTCCAGGGCGTCTTCGAGGCACGCTATCTCCTGGATGAGGCTGTTTCCGTTCTTGACGAAAACAGGACTGTCGAACATCCGATCGTTCATCAGATCCTCCAAATCGAACGATAAGCAAGGTTAGGGGCGGAGTGCCACCGACAGCGGCAGCAATCCCCTTGCGATATGTGAACGCTCCCGACAGACGTCAAGACAATCTGCGAGCAGAACACTCGATGCTGATGGTCTAGGTTGGAGAGGTGGGTTTGAACCTCTTCGCACTCAAATACATGAGCGTAGATGCAGCTTTCGAACGATCCCAACCGGCAGCTTCGGCCTCATCGAGGAGCCTGTCTATAGAGCTGGTCAGAACTTCCTTGCACTCGGTGTCGTAGGCCACCGAGTTGAGTGGGTGTTGAGGTCCCTTAAGAGTTTCCTTTGCCATTTTTGTGTAACCTATGCACGTTCACTACGGCATTGGGTTTTACCGCAATGCGCAATGTCGTCAACGGGTTAGGAGAAAGTTCTGACCACACAGGTTCAATCGGTGGCATCGATCAGCGCGATGGTCTCTTTGAGATTGTCAGCCATACGCTCGAATTCGCTGAGACGGCTTTGGCTCGTGTAGGTCCGAATACCCTGGCCGTCCACCTCATACGTTTCCATCGTTCGGCTTCGGAGTGAGGATATCAGAGCCTCGCAGGTCTGCAGGTCATTGGCGAGCTTGTCGCGAAGCGCTGTCGTCGCTGAGTTCATTGCGGCCCTCCTGGTGTGGTCAATTCATGCGGGTCTCAAACGTGGATGGCTGCCGCGAGTTCCAGCAGAGTGAGGCTGTCGCTAACCTGCCTGAGTGGTCGTCAAGTAGGGCAATGGGTTTGCTTCGCGTACCTTTCGACTATAGTCGTTTATTGAAAGGAGAAGCCGATGGTCCTTTTCTGGTTTGATCAGCAAGAACGCCTGAAAACGGCGAAAGGCCGGGAACTCCTATCCGCCGACCGAAGGGGCGATATCGAACCGACGGCGGTCGCATCGGCACCGGAGCCGGTTGAGGGCAAGATCGCCGTTCGGATAGGGGCTGACGGCCGGCCGATTGTTGTCATCAAAGACGGACCCGCGGGAAAATAGGCGTTGCGCGGTCCATAACGGCAACGAGACACATCGGGCTGGCACCGTTGCTATTCCTGATCAAGCAGGCGCTGCAGTTCGAGAAACGTCGAGGCTGCTGCACGGCATTTTTGCAGCGACGGTCCATATCTTGCGACAATCGCCCGGGCTTTGACCTCCGGAAGATCGAACTGATCGACGATGGAAAAGACGAGGGCATCACGCTCTTTTGTCGCCGAATTCGCTTTCTTCTTTTTCTTCGACATTTCATTTCCCGACTAACGAATTTGGTTTGGGAAATCGGGTGTCAGAAATCAAGTCACGAAGTGGATCGCCGTGACTTTCGGCACACAGCATAACCCCGAGAGAGCAACCGCTGGGCGGGATGGGCAATACGGCTCATCCCGCCTGCGAGTACGCCCAGGGATCACAGAATTGCCCGCCAGCGCTCCTTCACCTCAAGAGCCCAGTGCCAGCGGATGCCAGTGCGGGCAAGCCTATCAGGACCGGCGGATGGACGATTGTTCAAGTGGAGCGCCGATAGATCTGTATTCCGTGGTCGGCGACGGCACCGGAATGTATTGGTGTGATGACGCCAGCAAGGTGGTGAAGGGTTACGCGCAAACCAACCAGTCTGCCAAGCTCAGCGTACCAGGAATCGTGAAAGGACTTGAATACGTCCTCCACGTCGTGGTCCTCGACACAAAAGGCCAGCGCTATGTCCACGTCGCTTTCTGGACGAGATAGTCCCTTCGCCCTGCTACCAAATAGGTAAACGGCAAGGACATGATCGGTTCGCTCGGCCCATCCGCGGATTGCATCAACTTGAGCGTCGGAAAGGTCCATAGCCGACGGCTACCACCAGCCGAAGGACTGACCAAACGGGAATATTCCGGACAGAAGTGCGCCAATCGTTCCCAGCGTTAGGAGCACAACCTGATAGGCTTGCAGCGATACCTTTTTCTCAAGAATGACCGCTTCACCCTTCCAGTAAAGGCGGCCACTGTCGTCCAGTTTGAAGTTATCGAGCTCGTCCAGCCCAATTGTACGAAGGCCCATGCCCGTTCTCCCCAATGCCCGTCATGAGAGCTTCGCCCAAGCACTGGCAGAGGGCAAGACACCAGCAAAACCGCAGGGGCGGCGGCCGACCGGTAGCGAAGGACTTCAGCCAAGCGCTTCGTTCAGCAACTTCTTCAGACGCAGAGCGGATGATGAGGGAAGGTAAAATCCCATCCAGCCTGCACCAGGATGTCGAATGGCTAGCACAACGCCATCCTGATTAGGAGCAGGTGTGATCTTCCAAAACGGATTGACCAGCGCGGTGATGGCGGCGTTGGGATCAAGATCCGTGGGTACCTCGTCGGTCATTTCCGCCCTTGTACGAGTGAATGACTCGATGAGGTCCGACAGTTCCTCGGGACTGGCGAGGCTCCACGCCGTCATCTCTCCGGCTATACGGGTTTCGATCCGTGCGGCGCTACGATCGGGAGTGAGGCCGATGACGTACTCAGCTTCCTGCATCGGTGACCATCCATCGTTCGATTAGCCGCAACGCCGTCGAAGCAAAGGTAATCTCACGTGACGCTCACTGACAAGCAGCAGCGCTTCGTCGCGGAATACCTCGTCGATCTGAATGCTACTCAGGCTGCGATACGCGCTGGGTATGCCGCGAAGACAGCCAACCGCGAAGGTTCTCGCCTGCTGTCAAATGTAGACATCGCCGAAGCGATCGCTGCTGGAGCACAAAAGCGTATCCAGCGAGCCGAGGTGAGCGCTCAGGACGTTATCGACGGCCTCTATAGGGAGGCGACGCGGGAAGGCGAAGGATCGTCTCACGGGGCGCGTGTGTCTGCTTGGGGGCTGCTCGGGAAATACCACAAACTGTTCACCGACCGGATCGAGGCAGAGGTGTCGGGCGATATCACGGTGACAGATGCAAGGACCAAGCTTCAATCTCTCCTCGCTCGCCAGCCTGCCGGAACTGCAGCGAAACGCGATCCTGGCGGGGCTGACGGATAGAGAATGTCAGGCTCTCCTGCACGACTGGGGATTTCTCGCCAGGCCCGAGCAGCTTGAGCCTGAAGGGGATTGGCAGACCTGGATGATCCTCGCCGGCCGTGGCTTCGGTAAGACCAGAACCGGTGCGGAGTGGACGAGACAGCAGGTGAGGGCGGGGGCAACTCGGCTTCATCTCATTGCGCCGACAGCATCGGATGCCCGAGACGTCATGGTGGAGGGGGAAAGCGGTCTTCTCGCCGTCTGTTGGTCTGGCGACAAGACGTATGCCGGTGAGCCTATTGGCCGTCCATCCTACGAACCGTCAAAGCGCCGCGTGACGTGGGCGAATGGGGCGGTGGCGACACTCTTCTCTGCAGAGGAACCGGAACGCCTCCGCGGGCCACAGGCAGAAGCGATGTGGTGCGATGAGTTAGCGGCGTGGAAATATCTGCGCGAGACCTGGGATATGGCCATGTTCGGCCTGCGTCTCGGGGATCGGCCGCGGACGTGCATTACGACCACGCCGAAACCGTTGAAGATCCTGCGCGAGATCATGCAGGACAAGCTCACGGTGGTGACGCGAGGCTCTACCTTCGCAAACTCTGCCAATCTCGCGCCGACCTTCCTGAAGGCGATCAGGGACAAATACGAAGGCACCCGGCTCGGCCGGCAGGAAATTGAAGCCGAGGTCATGGAAGAGGCCGAGGGCGCGCTATGGAGCCGCGCCATGGTCGAAGCGGCGTTGTGGAAGGGCAGCCTTCCCGAAATGAAGCGGATCGTTGTGGCGGTCGATCCTGCCATCACGGCCAAAGAGGAAAGCGCCGAGAGTGGCATCATTGCAGCTGGGCTGGGGCGCGACGATCGTGGGTACGTCCTTCAGGACGCCTCGGGCCGCATGTCACCCGGCAAATGGGCGGCAACAGCGGTGAAACTCTACCACGACTTAAAAGCTGATCGAATCGTCGCCGAAGGCAACCAGGGCGGTGATCTGGTCAAACATGCGATCCACACGATCGACGCAACCGTGCCAGTCACCATCGTGCATGCTTCGCGTGGCAAAGCAGCTCGAGCCGAGCCTGTGGCCGCGCTCTACGAACAGGGCAAGGTCAGCCATGTCAAAGGTCTGGCTGATCTGGAAGACCAGATGGTGAATTGGGAGCCTCTGTCGGGGATGCCGTCGCCTGATCGCCTTGACGCTGCGGTGTGGGCTCTGACCGCTCTGATGCTGACCCAAGTTGTGCCGACTGCCTATGTCGGAACGTATCAAACCTCACGGTAGCCATGGCACTCGAACCGAAGAACGATCCGTCGAATCCATCGGCGGACTACACGGCTATGGCGCCAGATTGGCAGATGATCGCCGATATCCGGGCGGGTGCGCGCCGGGTGAAGGAGAAGGGCGAACTCTATCTGCCACGGTACGAGAACGAGGCGGTCAAGGCCTACAAAAAGCGGCTGGAAGCTACGCCATGGCGGCCTGAGTTCGTCGACGCGCTGCGCAACCTTTGCTCCAAACCCTTCACTAAGGCCGTGGCGCTACAGGGAAATGTGCCCGACCCGATCAAAGAGATCGCCGAAGACATCGACGGAGAGGGCAACGACCTTCACAGCTTCGCCCGTTCCCAGTTCGTGGAAGGCGTGGCGGCCGGTGTTGTCGGCATCTACGTCACATATCCAGACGCTGAGCCTGCCAAGACGGTGGCCGAGGAGAAGAAAGCGGGCACGCGGCCTTACTGGGTGCCGCTCCTGGCTGAGAACATCTTGGCGCTCTACACGGTCAAGGTGAACGGGCGCGATCTGGTTCAACACATCCGTCTCAGGGAATGCCATGTCGAGCGCGACGGGTACGCCGAGAAGGAAGCGGAGCGGGTCCGCGTCATCGACATCGCTGCGCCAGGCACATACCCGGCATGGGAACTGTTCGAGAAGCAGATCGACCCGACGACAAAGGACGTAACGTGGATCTCGGTTGGGCATGGCACGATCACCCTCGACCTGATCCCGATCGTCCTGTTCTTCACCGGGGAGCGTTCCGGCATCTACCGGGTGAAGCCGCCGCTGATCGACTTGGCCGTGATGCAGATGGAGATTTACCGCGCGCTCAGCCGCGAGGATGAAATCCTGACGTTTGCCGGTTCCCCCATGCTCAAGGCGAAGGGGATGAACCCGCCGGCGCCCAGCACGGCTCCTATCATCGTCGACGGCAGGGAACGGTTGGTGGAGACCCCAGCGCCGCAGGTGACTGTCGGCCCGAAGACGGTGCTTTTTGCTCCACCTGGCGCGGAAGGTGTCCAGCCCGATTGGGATTTCATCCAGCCGGACGCGGCCAATATCACTGCCGTGTCCGAGAACGTGGACAACAAGATCGAGCATTTCCGCCACCTCGCACTCCAGCCGGCAACGCGAAAGTCGGGAAACCTCGTGGCTACGGCCTCAGCGATCGATGCCGCCAAGGCGCACAGCGCTGTCGAGGTCTGGGCGAACGGGCTGAAGGACGTGCTGGAACAGGCTTTCGTCTTCACGTGCATGTGGCTGAAGCTCGCTGCCACGGTCGAGGTCTCGGTCCACACCGACTTCGGTATCGATGCCGGCGGCGGTGACGAGACCAAGAACCTGCTGGACGCTCGGAAAAACGGCGACCTGTCTCAGCGCACGCTGTGGGACGAGATGCAGCGCCGGGGTACGCTCGGGCCTCAGTTCGATCCAGAGGTGGAAGAGCAACGTCTGCTGGAAGAGGTACCGGGCGACGACAGCCAAGAAGATATCGAGAGCGCGACAACACCGCCTCGCAAGCCGGCCAACGCTGCCTGACCAAAACTGAGCCGGCAGTATCCGGCGAACCCCGAAAGGAAACCACATGCGCTTGATCCGAAGCTTTGCCTTCGGCTGCCTCGCCATGCTCGCGGCAGTTGTCCTTGTACTCGCGTCCCCAATCATCGCAGTGCTGGCCGCAGCCGCCCCGCTGGTAGGCCTCCGACGATACTCCATGCACGATGCAGCATCGGCAAACATCCAGGCGGTGGGTTTCAGCTTGCAGATCGGTGCTTCGATCTGGGGAATGGCGCCGCTGAGTTGGTGGACACCGGGCCGAGGGGTCGACAAGCGATCCAAGTGGCCGTCGTGCTTGCAGGTTCGGATCATGCCGGCGGACCACAATGCTGGAACGCGGCCGGCTTTCAGCGTCTCCGTTGGTTCGATGCGTTTCGCTCTTCGAATTCCCAGCGGCGGCCACATCTATCGCCCCGAAGAACTCGGCTGGTCATTCTGGCATCGCTCCATGCGCTGCTAGCCGTCCACCCAATTCAGAACTGACTGTTTTGCCTGCCCGGCGGATGTCTGGCGGGTGTTTCAGCGCGGATGCGCCATAGCCGGGCGGATGCCCAGAAAGACCACCAGATGAAACTGAAACTCGTGACTGTCGAAGGGAAGACCTACGCCGAGGTGCAGGACGGCAAGCCCGTCTTCGTCCATGACGACGGCAAGGAGGTCGCATTCGATGCCGTCGGTACCGTCGCCACGATCACAAGGCTTAATGGTGAAGCGAAGACACACCGCGAAGCCAAGGAAGCGGCCGAGACCAAGCTGAAGGCGTTCGAAGGAATCGAGGACGGTGAAGCGGCGAAGGCTGCCCTGGAAACGGTGAAGAACCTCGATGCTGGCAAGCTGATGGAAGCCGGCAAGGTCGAAGAACTGAAGGCGGGGATCAAGAAGGCCGCCGAGGAATCCGTCGCAGCCGCGAACAAGGCCAACGCTGAAGCGCTCGCCGCGGAGAAGGCCCGCGGAGACAAGCTCGAGGCCGCGCTCAATATCGAAATGATCGGCGGCAGGTTCTCGCACTCGAAGTACGTCGACGACAAGCTCGTCCTGCCGGGTCCAGCCGCTCAGAAGGTATTCGGGGAATACTTCAAGATCGAGGACGGCAAAGTGCTTGCCTACGACACTGCCGGCAACAAGCTGTTTTCACGGGCGAAGCCTGGCGAGGTCGCCGATTTCGACGAAGCACTTGAGATCCTGGTCGATGCCTATCCCTACAAGGACAGCATCCTGAAGGGCACTGGCCACAAGGGCGACGGCGCGCGCACCAGCCAAGGGAATGGCCAGGGCGGCGGCAAGACCATGACGCGGCAGGCATTTGAAGCGCTCGATCCGACTTCCCGGGCCGCGAAGATCAAAGAGGGCTACACCCTCACCGAATAGCGCCTCCTCGGCGTTGTGACTGCCCCACGCGGATGCGGGACGGGGCGACGGGGCTGGATGGCCCAACATCCCCAAACCTCAATCCCACAATCTGAAAGGCAATCATCATGAGCAACACGCTCACCGGTCTCATTCCGACCATCTACAATGCGCTGGACGTGGTTTCCCGCGAACTGGTCGGCTTCATCCCCGCGGTGTCTTCGGACATGACCTATGCCCGTGCCGCAGTCGGTCAGACCGTCATGTCTCCCGTCACCTCGTCTGCCACTGCCAGTGACATCACGCCGGCCGTGACGCCGCCGAACGACGGTGACCAGACAATCGGCAATGTGCCGATGACGATCACCAAGGCTCGTCGCGTGCCGATCCGCTGGAACGGCGAGGAAAAGCTCGGCCTGGACAACAACGGCGCCAGCTACAACGTCATCCTCTCCAACCAGTTTCAGCAGGGCATGCGTACCCTGGTGAATGAGGTTGAGGCGGACCTTGCCGCTCTGCACACCAAAGCCTCGCGTGCTTATGGCACGCCGGGGACTGCACCGTTCGGCACCGCTGCAGACCTGAGCGATTCCGCCGGCGCCCTCCGCATCCTGGAGGAGAATGGCGCGCAGGGCCTCGACTTCCAGCTCGTGCTCGGCACTGCTGCCATGGCCAATCTGCGCGGCAAGCAGTCGGTGCTGTTCAAGGTGAACGAAGCCGGCCGTGAGGACATGCTTCGCAACGGCATCACCGATCGCCTGCAAAACCTTGCCCTGCGCCAGTCGGCCCAGATCAAGAACTTCACGGCTGGTTCCGGTGCCGCTGCCACCACCAACGCAGTTGGTTACGCAGTCGGCGCTACGGCTATCACTCTGGCTTCGGCGGGCACCGGCACGATGCTCGCAGGCGATGTGATCAGCTTTGCGGGTGACCCCAACAAGTACCTCGTGGTTGTCGGCGATACCGACGTGTCGAACGGCGGCGTCATCACTATCGCCGCTCCTGGCCTGCTGAAGGCCATCCCGGCGGCTGCGACGGCTGTCACAGTGTCGGCGACCAGCGCGCGCAACATGTTCTTCGCTCGCTCTGCCATCAGTCTGGCAACTCGCGCTCCGGCCCTCCCTCCGCAGGGTGACTCGGCCATCGATCGTACGATCGTGACCGACATTCTCACGGGTCTGAGCTTCGAAGTGTCGATGTACGCCCAATATCGCCAGATGCAGTTCGAAGTTGCGCTGGCATGGGGCTGCGCCGCCGTGAAGCCGGAACACATCGGCCTCCTGCTCGGCTAACGGCTCGATATTCCAACGGGCGTGCTTCGGCGCGCCCGCTCCCTTTCAATGAGGATCAAAGACATGAAAACGATCAAGGTGAAGCCTTGGGGCGAGGATCAAGGTGTCTTCGTGCTGATCAACGAAGAAGACTTCGACGCATCCGCGCATGAGCTTTTCGACGTGCAGGGTGCGTCTGCCGAGAAGATCGATCTCGGCACCGATAGCGGCGAGCAGTTCAGCGACGAACAGCTCCGCGGCGCAATTGAGGCCGCCACTGGTCAGCGACCCCACCACTTTACCGGCCGTGACAAGCTGATTGCCCAGTTCAACGAACTGAACGCCAAGGCTGCCGCCGGGGAATGAGCAACATCGTCAGCCTCCGCCCAGCCAAACACGGTGAAGGTGACGGCCCCCATCTGTCCGGTGACTTCGTTTGCGGTGCTTGCGATCACGAATGGACCGGCGTTGCACCTGTAGGCATCACCCATGCCGAATGCCCGAAGTGCCATCGCTTCTGGGGCTCGGCGAAGCATGCGGTTGAGCCGAAGCAGTCGTGGCGCTGCAATTGTGGCGAGTTTCTATTCTGGCTGACGCCCAATGGCGCGATGTGCAGGCGCTGCGGGGTCATCTCTTGTGATTGGGCGGAATGACCAATGGCGCTTATCGTCGAGGATGGCTCCGGCCTAGCCAATGCAGAAAGCTACGTGAGCGTGTCCGATTGCGCTGCCTATGCAACGGCGCGAGATCTGGCCTTCGCAACCGCGCCGGCCGAGAAGGCCGAGGCCGCGCTACGTAGGGCAACGGCCTACATCGACAACACCTATCGAATCCGCTTCCCGGGCCAGCGGAAGAAGTTCCGCCTGCAGGCTCTGGAATGGCCGCGTGTCGGCGTAGTCGACATGAACGGCTTCCCGGTCACGAGCGATGAAGTGCCGATTGAAGTCATCCGCGCTACCTGCGAAGCGGCTGTGCGCGAACTGGCCAGCCCTGGAAGCCTCAATCCCGACGTCACTCCTGGCAAGGTCAAGAAGCGCGCCAAGGTTGGTGAGATCGAGGTGGAGTATGCCGTCGGCGCTGGCGGCGCTGCCAGCCAGCAACCGATTTCGTCTGTCATCGACGGCATCCTCGCCGCACTGATCGGAATTGCGCAGCCGTTCACAGCAATGGCGGTGCGGGGATAGGCGCGACTGAGCCGCCAACCCTAATTGCAGTAAGTTACCATCTGCCCGCAGAAGGGTTTGTAGGCGCCCAGTCGGTTCCCCCAGTTCACAATTTGGCGCACTTGTGCTGGATCTACCCCGAGGCAAGATGCGACGATCGATTGTATCTGGGCTTGGTTTCCAGCAGTTCTTTGGCTACTTGTTGCTATGTGGGGGAAACCATTCTGAGTGTTCCCCGTATCTGCAACCCAGTAGCCTGTGAAAGAAGTGCACTGAGATTGTGCATTGGAGCTGGTAGTCAAGAATAGGGCAACCCCTGCCGTTATGGCAACTTTGAGCATCTTAATCCCCCGGATGTGACGGTGAATACTGTGACTCTTTTTCGGGCCGGAGTCGATTCTCTGAAGGTGAATAGTATGGAAGGCGCGAAACTCTACGACGAACTGCGCGGCGTCGCTGACGATCTGCTTGGCGAATTCCGGCAAGGCTCAGTCCTACTCAAGCGCGTCACCACCGTGCCAGGCCCGAACGAATGGGACACGCCGACGGAAACGACAGAAACGTGGGAACTGAAGGCGGCGGTGCGGCGTGTCCACCAGCGCTATGAGAATGGGGTGCTGATCGTGCAGACGGGAGACATCGTGACGTTCGCAGTTCCGCCTGTAGAGCCCGCGATCACCGATTATCTCGTCATCGACGGCAGGGTATGCGCCATCACGAGCCCGGTGAAGATACCAGGAGCCGGCACTGTTGTTGCGTGGAAGGTGTTCTGTGCGGCTTAGGGGTTGCGGGCTAGCCACGACTGGAAGAAATGCGTGAGAACGGCTGCGGCGTCAGCGTTGTCGGTACCGTTCAGCTGAGTGATGGCCGCCTTGATCGCTACGGCTGATTGAGCTTCAGGAAGCGCACCAGACGCGTTCAGGGCTTCAATAAGTCTAGCCAACAAGACCACAGTAGCCATGTTGACCGATTCATTCGTGAATGTAGGCATGAGAATCTCCCGCTATGCTCAAACGCCTATCACCCCGCGAGCGCTTCGAACAGCTTGTCGCGACATGGGAGCCGTTGCTTCGCGCCGCCTTTATGGAAGCAATCGACGACATCCGGTCGAACATCGTGTTGCGGCGGATTGTAGAGCGGCTGGAGCGACAGGACATCGCCGGTGCTATCCGAGCCCTCAACCTTGATGAAGCCGCGTTCCGGCCGCTGGAAGAGGCGATCCGGCAGGCATTCAACGGCGGAGGTGTTGCAGCGGTCGAGCAGATGCCGGTGCTGCGCGACCCGGAGGGCCATCAAATCGTGGTGCGCTGGGATGCGCGCAACTTGGCCGCCGAGAACTGGATGCGCGACCACAGCGCAACGCTGGTGACGAACATCGTCGAGGATCAGAAGGTCGCGATCCGATCGGCGCTGGAAGAGGGCCTTCGCCGCGGCGACAATCCAACAAAGACGGCGCTGTGGGTCGCGGGGCGCGTAAACAGGGTCACAGGGAAGCGCGAGGGCGGCATTGTCGGCTTAACCGCGCAACAGAGCCAATATGTGGCCAGCGCACGCCAGGAACTGCTGTCCGGCGATGTGGCTGCCATGCGGAACTATCTGGACCGCGGTAGGCGGGATAAGCGCTTCGACCGAACTGTGTTGAAGGCGTTGAAGGAAGACAAGCCGCTCCCGGCCGAGACAGTCGACAGGATCGTGACTCGTTATGCCGATGGATTGCTGAAGCTCCGCGCCGATACGATCGCGCTGAACGAGACGTTCGAGGCTCTGGCCAGTGCCAAGGAAATCGCTTTCCGCCAGCAGATCGACAAGGGCAGGGTGCAAGCTCAGGCGGTGACGAAGACATGGCGGAGGTCGCCGAGCGAGCATCCCAGGCTGCAGCACACCGCAATGCACGGCCAGAAGGTGCAGTTCGATCAGCCATTCACCGCCCCCGATGGAACGCCGATCCCGTACCCGCATGCTCCTGGTGTCCCGGCGAGGCATACACTCGGTTGTAAATGTTTTGCGGAGTATAAGATCGATTTCGTGGCTGAACTGGTCTGATCTTGCGGGAGTTGGACGTGCTTTGGGTGGTGACTGCAATAATCGCGGGTGCAGTGCTCGCGTTCCCGCCTAAGTTCTATTCGATCTGGCTCACTCGCCGGAAGCCCGAGGTCGAGGTCAAACCAGTTCCATACGCTGGGCCGAATAGCATGCTCACCACCTTCGCGATCCTTAAAGAACATGCCAAGCGGGGCGATGTTTGGGCCCAACGGATGCACACTTCTCTGGTGCTTTCGACTTTGACGCCCTTCGTCGCCATTCTTTGCATCGTTTTCCTCGTACGCGGCTGACCAGCTTCTCGATCGGATGAAGATCCATGGCTTCGTTTGCTGCCCAGGTCGGATCGTGGGCAACCAAAGTTGAGGGCGCAATCGAGGCGGTATTCAAGGAGAGCGCTCAGGAACTGGTGAGCCAGTTGAACGAGCTCGTGCCGGTCGACACAGGCTTTCTCCGCGCCTCTCTGATGGCGTCCACCACGGCAATGCCACAGATGACCAGAGCGAACCCAGGCGTGCCGGTGTCGCAGGATCTCGGCGACATAGTCCTGGTAATCGCAGGTGCCGAAATCGGAGATACCATTTTCCTAGGCTACACCAGCAATTACGCCGGGCATGTACATTTCGGAACGCAAGGGCGCGCACCTCGGCCATGGGTGACGATGGTGGCGCAGCGGTGGATTGCGATCGTCGAGGCCAAGGCCGCAGAAGTGAAAGCCAGATTGGGGCTGTGATGCCTAGCCAGCGCTACGCGGCGAGATGAACAGGAACAGGAAGCGCAGCCCATCGAGCTGAAAGTAGTAGAAAACCACCGCCGCTAGGATCAGGAAAACAAGCACCTTCACCCATCGCCAATAGCGGGGCCGACTAGGAGGGGGTGGTTCGACTGATTGAGCCATTCCAGCAATCTACACATTCCGCCGACTGCGCCAATCGAGGCTTTGCATGCCATCCATCGAAACATCGATCTGGCTCGCTCTAAAGGCGAGGGGGGAGACACTTGTGCTATCGCCCGCGCTACCAATCGCCTGGCCGAACCTGAGCTTCACCAAGCCGGCGACGGGCTATTTGCGCGTCACCCACGTGCCGAACATGAACCGGCGGCTGTTCATTGGATCAACCGGTCCGCATCAGCGTCTTGGCCTCCTGCAGATCGACGTGTTGGGCAAGAAAAACGAGAACATAGCTGTTGCGGTTGAGGTGGCGGGGAAGGTCGCGGCGCACTTCCCAACCGATCTCCGGATGCGCTACGGCGACGTCACAGTTCGCGTCACCGCCGCGCCGACAGTCGCCCAGCCCATGGATGACGACACCCACGTCCTGGTGCCGGTGACGGTGCCCTATGAATGCTTCGCCTAGCTAGGCACTTTCGCCGGGGCGATAGCTAAACTGTCGACCCACTTGTTCGGGCGGCCATCAGCGAGATCACGAAGTCTGTCCTCGATGTGTGCCGGGTCCCAAACTGCAGCGCACTCTAACCCTTCGCATTCAGAAAGCGTCGCCGGCCTTTCGTAGTTGGTCGCCTGAAAAGCAGAATGATGCAGCGCCAGGCGGCCGCTGAACCTGTCTTGCTTGAAGAAGTACGGCTCTACGGCGTTCCCAGGCGCGAGGCCGCGATTTCCGAGGTATCGCCACCCGCCGTTGGTGAGCGCGTATTTCATCGTCCAAAGCTTGAAAGCAACTGGCAGCACGGGAATGTCATCGAGTGCGATCTCTTCGCGATTGGTGCCGGCGAAGAAGAGGATCAAAGGTGAGTAGGCAACTTGGCAATAACAATGCCGATCCGGATCTAGGTCGATCCTGAATATGTTGCCGACATCCCATTTCGCCATCGCCCACTCCTGTATCCGCTCGTCGGCCAGTTTTATCATCGCCTAACCGCCCTTCGGCAAGGCATCCCCACTACTGAAAGGAAAGACCGATGACGGTGACAACCGCCTCGGGGTCGAAGGTATCGATCGGCCCGACAACCGCCGCGGCGAATGCCGCTGCCTATGCCGCCTTGACCTATGTCCCCATTGGCGAGGTGCAGAACCTTGGTGAGTTCGGCGACCAGTCGAACGACGTGACGTTCACTTCGTTGTCGGATGGTCGCGTGCGGCACCTGAAGGGCGCCCGTGATGCCGGCGTGCTCGCCTTGGTCTGCGGCCGTGATCCTCTCGATGCGGGACAGGTGGCGCTCAGGGCAGCTGAAAAAACCAAATTTGCCTATGCGGTCAAGATCGAAGCGGCGGATGCTCTCGACGCGAATGACACCAACAGCGTGTTTTACTTTCACTGCCTGGTGCAGTCGGCGCGTGACAATTTCGGCGAGAGCGATGGCATCGTGACGACGACTTTCAATCTCGGCATAACGACCGGAATCATCGAAGTTCCAGCGACGGTGGTGCCGTAATGGATCTCGCCAAGTTTGATGGTTTCGCCAAGTCCTTCGATGAAGGCATGGTCGTCGATCTCGTCCACCCTGCAACTGGGGAGAAGCTCGGCATGTCGGTGACGGTCGCGTCGTACCAGTCCGAGCGGGTGAAGAAGCTGCAGCGCAAGATGGCCAACGTCGCCATGCGAGAGCAGCGCCGGAACCCCAAGAAGGCTTCCACGGTCGAGGAAGTCGAGGAGAAGGCTCACGACATCATGGTCGCCGCCGTGGTGGCCTGGTCTGGCTTCGAGCGTGAAGGCAAGGAACTGCCTTGCACTCCCGAGAATGTCCGGGCAGTCCTGACAAACCCTGATCTCTGGTTCATCGCCGAGCAGATCGATAAGGCCGCGGACGACCAGCAGGGTTTTCTGACAGCCTCGGCGCGGACCTGATCTCCTTTGCCGAGGCGAAGTTTGCCAAGCCAGGGGCGGACCTCGATCCGCCCGATGCGACGGCCTATCTCTGGGATTGGTATCGAGACCTGTCCGTGTCTTTTGGTGGGATGGGCGGGACCAACTTCCACACCGAGATATCGAGCTACTGCCGGCTAACAGGAGCTGAACCCAGTCCTTGGGACGTCGCGATGCTCAGGGCGGTGTTCCGCGTGCACATGGGGGCGGCGGTGAAGAAGCCGGCGCCAGGAGAGGGCGTCATAGCCACAGACGTCGATGCTACCGATGGCGCGGCCGTGTCGGGTCTGCTGAGGGGGATGGGGGCGATGAGATAGTCTCTTTTTCAGTAACATTGGTTTCTGTCAGTGGCACTCTACATAGAGGCGTCTTATGCTTAGATCTCTTCGGGGGGATTCCATGGCAGAGATGCATTACAAAGTTGAGGTGGAAAGCGACCACATCAGAAAACTTACCAGTTCCAAGCCCGTTCCTGCCCTTGCGGAACTAGTTTGGAATTCGATGGACGCGGATTCAACTCGCGTAGACGTAGAGTTCGATCGGTCTGAGCTCGGAATGCAAAGTATCTTCGTGCGGGACAATGGACACGGGATACCCTATGCGGAAGTGCCGAAACTCTTTGGCAAGCTTGGCGGTTCATGGAAGGCCCACGGAAGTCGCTCAAAGACAAAATCGCGCATGTTGCACGGGAAAGAGGGCAAGGGACGCTTCAAAGCACTTGCTCTAGGTCGCGTCGCTGAGTGGCAAATTACATACCGCGAAGGAAGCAAGACGTTCGGGTACACGATCACGATTATCCGTGACAACTTAGTCGATGTTCGCGTCTCGGAGCTGACCGAAATTGACGCCGCGATAAAGCCTGGCGTCGAGGTGAAGATCACTGAATTGGATCGAGCCTTTAGGTCACTCGAACCCGAGCAATCGCTCTCTTCTCTCGCCCAGATATTCGCTTTGTATCTGACAGATTACTCGGACACCTCGCTTTTCGTTGACTATCAACGCGTCGATCCGTCGGCTTGGATCAAAAGCAGGTCAACGATCTCCCTTGCGGCGATTGAAGAGGATGGGAACAGCTTCCCCGCCGAGGTTGAGTTGATAGAGTGGACCACCGCTTCTGAGCGTTGGCTTTTCCTCTGCGGGCCCGAAGGATTTCCATTCCATCGGATAAGTCCCCATTTCCATACGCCGGGCGTTCAGTTTTCCGCATATCTGAAATCTCCGTTTGTCAGCCATCTCCAGCAGCTTGGAATTTTGGACCTTGCCGAAATGAACATGTCGCTGCAGTCGGCTCTTGATGAAGCTGGGGGCAAAATAAAGCTCTTCTTCCAAGAACGAGATGCCCTTGCCGCTCGTACAGAAATCGATCAATGGAAAGCGGAGAGCGTTTATCCCTATCGAGAAGAACCTCGGACGACGGTAGAGCAGGCAGAGCGCAAGGTTTTTGAGATCGTCGCGCTCACCGTCAATCGGCACCTCCCAGAGTTTTCGGGCGCCAATCGTAAAACGAAGGCGTTTCAGTTGCGTATGCTCCGACAGGCCATTGAGCGAGGCCCAGACGAACTTCAGCACATTCTTACAGAGGTTCTCGATCTCCCCGAGCGAAAGCAGCAGGAACTCTCGAAGTTGTTGGAAGAGGCTGACTTAGCAAGTGTTATCAGCGCTTCAAAATTGGTGTCGGATCGCCTCAAATTTGTGCATGGGCTGGAGGCACTGCTCTTCGACCCGGACAGTCGGAAGCTCCTCAAGGAAAGGAGCCAACTCCATCGAATGATTGCGGAAAACAATACCTGGATTTTTGGCGAGGAATTCAATCTCACGGTTGACGATGAATCGCTGACTGAAGTTCTCAGAAAACACCGCAAGTTAGTTGGCGAAGATATTGTCATTGACCAACCTGTGAAGCGAATTGATGGAAAGGTCGGAATTGTCGACTTGATGCTCTCTCGGTCGGTCCCGCAAAATCACGCAGATGAGAGAGAGCATCTGGTGGTCGAATTGAAACGTCCGTCTGTGAAGGTTGGCGCAGACGAAATCACTCAGGTGAAAAAATACGCCTTTACGATCGCAGACGATGAACGATTTAGACATCTGAAGACACGGTGGAGCTTCTGGGTAATATCGAACGACCTTGATGCCTTCGCTCGTCGAGAGACAAGACATATGGGGAAACCCAAAGGCCAAGTGTTTCAGTCCGAGGACGGAAACATAGAGGTTTGGGTAAAGTCCTGGTCCGAAGTCTTAGCAGAGTGCAAGTCGCGGATGAAATTCGTCCAGGATCATTTGCAGGCAAATGTCGACAAGGAAAAGTCGCTTCGGTACCTCCAAAAAACCTACGACAAGTATCTGGCCGGGGTCGTGGAGATTGAAGCACCCGATGAGGCAGCCTGAGGATAACGCGGTCCGCCTAATTGCCGGAGTCCAAACGGCTTGGATATGATCCTCGCGGGGTAGGGATCATGACAGACGACATTTGGGCCGGGGATCATCTCAATCGCAAGGAAGATGCGCAGTTTCTTACTGCCTATCTGCTGCAGCGAAACGAACTTGCGGTTGTTGTCGGCGACAAGGGCACTTCGATCAACGTGAGCGCACAATGGGGCGCCGGGAAGACGTTCTTTCTGACTAGGCTTGCCCGGCAACTTCGAGAAGATGGCTATCGCGTTGCCGAGGTGAACGCCTGGCGAGACGATCATGCTGACGACCCGATTTTCGCGGTGATGTCTGCAGTGCTCAAGGCGCTCGGGAAGGGGACCAGGTCTGCGAAGGTTGGCAGAACGCTGCTCAACAGCGCAGGCAAGATTGCGGTGCGAGCGTTGAAGGGCGGAGTGAAGAAGGCTGCTGCGATCGTAATCGACAAAGACGATGTAGACGGCATCGCGGACGACCTCGCCAGGGTTTTTGCGGAAGCAGGAGAGGAGACCATCGGAGAATTTGCCGACAAAGCACTGGAGCGCTTTGAAGACGGTCAGAAAGCAATTGATAATTTCCGTTCCGAATTGGCGAAAGGAGTGAAGGGGCAGAAGCCGCTGTTTGTCCTGGTCGACGAATTGGACCGCTGCAGGCCCACCTACGCGGTCTCCCTATTGGAGCGCATCAAGCACCTTTTTGACGTCCCCAATGTCATCTTCGTTTTTGGGACGCACAGTGACCAGCTCACGCACACGATAAGGTCAGTTTATGGAATTGGCTTCGATGCCGATCGATATCTCCATCGCTTCTTCGACACCACGTATCAATTCGACAGCCCAAAAACTGTGAACTTCGTGCAGGCTAAATGGGATGCCCTTCAGTTTAAGGATGCGCGTTTCGTAGAGATACACGGCACCAGCCAGCAAGCCTGTATTGCTAAGATCGCCGACAACAAAAGGCTCTCGCTACGCGACATTGATCAATGCATGGACGCGCTTTGGACCATAACCGGTCAACTCGACCCGCGCGTACCTGTACCTCTTTTGTATCTCTTCCCGCTGGTTGTTGCCTACCATCTGCGATTGACCGATGTATTCGAGTTTGGGGCGGGTGAACCGGCTCGGGCATCGCTGCGGCAAGATGAAATCCAAGCTTTTTATGACGGTTCGGAGATATACAGCCGACAGATTTACAGCCGCACATCTCAGAATCACATCTGGCAAACGATGTCTCTTTCGCCCTTGATTTCTGCGTTCCGGTCTCTGCTCGCCAACGGATTGAACCAAGATGTTGCGTCCGACAATCTCGGCTATTCATATGCAGAGCGCTATCGAGACGCTGAATTCCGAATTCTTCACTCGAGCATGTCTCGAGGAGAAAAGGTCCCAACGATCCTAGAATCGTATGGGAGCATGATCAGACGGGTCGGGCGCATAGGAGCCACCCCTGAAAATGATGAAGGTGAGCGCCGCTAGCAGTGAATGTCACGCAAAACGTGAAACTCAGTCCGAAGCTTTGAGATAACCATGGCTGATGAGCCAATCGCGGATGATGCGGCGGATCGCTTCAGAGCGGGGTGGTTTGTCCGTTTCATCCAGGGCGAAAGCGTCGATTGCGTCAGTGAGCTCCGGCTCCATGCGAACGCTAATATGTGGTTGCTTCCCGGTAGCCGGGCGGCCTCGTTTTTTAGGTGTTACATTTTTTGTTGACGGCATATTTTAGGTGTGCCATAAAAGTCGGGCCGAAGCAAGAGTACCAGTCTTGCAGCGGCCCTAACCGAAACGAACCTGTTAGCGAGGATCGAATGGCTGCGAACAGCAGTACCATGCGCCGGCGTGCACGCTCAACTCATTCAAAACGCGAAGCAATCATTGTCGACCTGATGGCCCAGGCTGAAGGTGCCGGCAAAGCGCTTCGCGTTCTTTCGAAGGTCGTGGCCGACACGATGGAAGAGGTTCACGGACGCAAGTTCCGTGTCTGCATCGACCACGACACCCCGATGATTCTGATCCGGCTCGACTAAGGGGAGGGACGGATGAAACAGATCACTCGTCGCCTTTTTCTTCGCCAATCCGTCGCCGCCAGCGTTGTGGCTCCGGCCGTCGTCGCAGCTACCGGAGTGGTGGCCGAACCGCGGCAGGTGCGAGATGTCATGGAAGAGCTTGAACGCTTGATCCAAAAGCAAACTGGTGTGGGCTGGTCGGTGATGCTAGCCGCCAACGAGACGATTATCCTAGATGGGATGCCAAGACTGCCCATGGTCTGCTTCGCTCGAAGCTCGGACGGAACCCCGCAGTGGCAAGACAAATACGGCGTAGTCGAAACTGCGTCGGTGACCACCTGAACACCTGAATTCCGCCTCTGGCAGGGCGGTTTAGACGCGAAATTCGAGAGCTTCTTCGGCTCCCGGTTTCGCCAACGCGAACCCGTGCGTCTCGGGCCTGCCAGGGCCGGGATGCCGAAGGAGGCCATTATGGCTACGAAGCAAGACGTCGGAATTGAACTGCCGGCCCTGAAAATCGGGCTGATGGAAGTGACCTTGATCGGCGACAGTCCGCTGATCGTCCATGCGTGGAGCCACAAGGCAAAGCGCGAAATGCTCGACAAACAGATGAAGAAGGCCAAGGGCGCCAAGGAGGCGAAAGACCCGAAGGCCGATTATGAGGCGAGCATGTATCGCTTGGCCGATGGTGGTTACGGCTTCCCCTCGGTGGGCTTCAAGGCCGCCGCAGTCACGGCAGGAACCAGCGTGGCAGGGTTGACCAAGATCGCGGCTCGGCAGGCTTTCCACGTTCTCGGTGAGGATGTGGACATCAAGGGTGCATTCGAAGGCTCGGTCTCTCGCGTCAACCTTGCCCGTATCGAAGGCGGAGATCCGCAGATGCGCGAAGACATGGTTCGCGTCGGCATGGGAACGGCAGACCTACGGTACAGGGCTGAGTTCCCGAAATGGCATGCACGCGTTCTGGTTAGGTACAATCAGGGCGTCCTATCGGAAAGCCAGATCCTGAACCTGCTCAATACAGCTGGCTTCGCTGTCGGCGTAGGCGAGTGGCGGCCGGAAAAGGATGGGGCCTATGGGATGTTCCACGTTGCGACCGAAGCCGAACTGGAGACCTTGCAATGAGGATCGCCGGTTTCGAGTTTAGCGATGGTGCTCGGTTCCAGGCGGGAGCGCCGCACGACGCCAAGGCAGCGAAGGCCGTCGGCGACCATTTGGAGTTACTGAGGAAGCAGCACCAGAATGAGTTGACGCCGGAAGACGTCTTGGAAGACGCGAAGCACGACAACTCACCATTGCATCCGTACTTTGAATGGTCAGACAGTGCCGCTGCGCATCAGCACCGGCTCGCGCAAGCGCGAGGGTTAATCAGGAGCGTCGTCGCGATCTATGTCAGCGAGGATAAGCCGGCCGTGAGGACGAAGGCGTTCGTGCATATCGCTGAACCGTCTGCACCTCACTATCGAGAAGCATCGCACGCGATGAGCCAGCAGAAGACACGAAAGATGGTTCTTCAGCAGGCGTGGCGAGAGCTCCAAGCTTGGAAGTCCCGCTACAAACATCTGCAGGAATTTTCTGATCTTATCACCGTCATCGACGAGGTAGATCGGCATCTGCCAAAGGCCGCAAAGCATTAGGGCTTCAAGGCAGGCGGGGTCTGGCATGTCCGGGTTCGGTGTGCCCTGGCGCGCCATGGTTAGGCAGGTGAAATGCGCGGAGCCGGATGCCCATCCGGCTGGCGAGGATCAAGGTAGGGCAGGCGTGGTAAGTCCAGGGAAGGTGGGACACGGCCGGGTAAGGTGCGGCAGGCTTGGCTAGGCGGGTTGCGGCTAGTCGCGGCACGGCAGGCAAGGCAAGCCTAGGTCCGATTTGGCAAGGTATGGCTTGGCTAGGCAGGCAAGGCACGGCGAGGTTCGGCGCGGTAAGCCTAGGTTCGGCGACGCATGTTATGGCAGGCGTGGTATGTTAAGCTAAGGCATCGTACGGTGAGGCCGGGCCTGCTCTGGCGAGGCAGGCAAACGGGAGCGGTTCTTCGGAGCCGCTCTTTCATCTCCCGAACAGGCGTTGCAGCCACGACTTCCTGCTTGCTTCATGCTCCGTCTCCTCCCGGTGGGCAGCAACCACCTTTCCAACGTAGTCAACCTGAGGGCGGATGCCGAGTGCGCAAGCCTCGTTAGCGCAATCACCCGGCGGCAGCGTGTGTAGTTGTTCCGGCTCGATCTCTTGGTTGTTCAGCCTGACGCAGCCTGGACAGTCACCCCACGCCAACCTGATGTGAAATGTCACGTCATCTCCGAGATCGGTGCCGACCAACGCTTGCATTTGTCGATGTCGAAAGTATGCGAAATTTGCATCCAGAACGGTGACTTCAATGCCCTTTATCGGGGCGGATAGTCCTTTCTCGGTTAGTGCGGATATAGCTTCATGCGACATGTCAGCATTTGCGCGAAGGCCAATGCTTTTCTTGGCTTCCCGGGGAAGGGGCTGCCCGGTCTGCCGAAACTGCCGCGCAATCTGGTGTGGATGAGTTCCTTCGTATTCCTCCATAAGAGCCGCAATTTGCTGGAAACACTCTGGCTTGAGGTATCCGAGGCGACGGCCTGATCGGTCGACGTGTTCAAGGAACTTGCTTCCATGGTCAGTCATGGAAGTTCTTTGTCATGTTCCGGCAAGATTTCTCGTTAAGCGGGCTGCCTTCCCGACTTTGGGCTTCGACGTAGGCAATCATCTCGACAGACTTCTTGTCTCCAACGAGCCGGCTCGCCTCCTTCTTCGCCCACGCATAGGGCGCAAGATCCTTCAGAATAGGACCGCACTGGTAGGCGGTCGTTAGGCGAAAGATCGCCTTCTTAACGTCGCCATCACTCGGTTCAGCGTGGGCGACTGCCGACCAGAGACACAACGTCGAAACAAGCCAGCGCATCCAAAACCTCCCATTGAAAAATGGGCGGGACGATAGCGTTTGCCACCGTAAAAGGTAAAGCCCATGGACGTCGCACAGCTTGGTCTTGAGGTCCGAAGCGAGCAGGTCGAACGCGGCACCTCGTCTTTGAATCGCTTTGCCGGCGCAGCCAAGCAGGCGGAGGCGGCAACAAAAGGGATCACGACTGGCGCTCGCGGTGCAGCTAGCGCTGTGCAGGCCGTGGCTGGTGCCAGCGACAATGCGGCAGGTGCTCTCAATCGTGAGGCTGGAGCTGCGCGGAATGCTTCCGCCGCCATGAAGGGGCACGCCACCGCGGTCAATGACAATGCGAGGCGCATGGGAGGTAGCTTTTCTGGCCTAGCCGCTCAGTTTCAAGACATCGGGGTCACTGCTGCCGGTGGCATGAACCCCCTCATAATCGGCCTGCAGCAAGGCACACAGATTGCCGGTGCAATGGAAATGGCGATGCAAAGCGGCGCATCCGCGACTGGTGTATTTGGCGCCGCGCTAAAATCCCTCCTCTCGCCTGTCTCGCTCCTTTCGATCGGCCTTGCTGTGCTACTCGCCGCCGGCCTTCAGATGGTGAACTGGTCGAAGGCCGCTGCTGCCGTACTAGATGGGCTGGCCGGTATCCTGGAAGATATTGCGCCGTACGCCGTTGCCGCTGCGGCTGGGTTGGCGCTGATTTACGCGCCGGCCATCATCGGAGGCCTGACACTCCTTTCCGAGATGATCCTTGGGCTAACGGCAAGGCTCATCGGATTGGCTGCTGGCTTCGCTCTCGCCAACCCGGCCACTGCCTTCATTGCCGGTGTCACAGCGGCAGTAGCGGCCGCGGTCATTTTCAGGGACGAATTGACCAGAATTCTGGGGGTGGATGTCGTTGGCGCTGCCAAGGCTGGGGCAAATTTTATCGTCAACAGCTTCGAAGCCGCCTTTTCAGATGTGAAGTTCATCTGGAACAATTTCGGCGACATGATGGGGGCCGCTGTTGTCGGCGGGGTCAACATTGCTATCCGTGCCATCGACGAACTTATCCAGAAAGCATCGGAAGGCATCGACTGGCTCATTAAGAAGGTCAACCCATACCTGGAAATGGGCGGCATGGACCCACTCAGGGAAGTGGGCGGAAGCTTTTCGCTCAAGCCACTCGCCAACCCATACGCTGACCGTTTCGCCAAGGCCAACACCTCCCACGCTGCAGAAATCGCCGACATCATGAGCCAGGATCGGCTCGGCCAGTTTGGTACAGCGATTGCAAATCGCGCTTCGGCCGCGTCTGGCAAGTTGAAGGAACTGGCCGATTGGGTTGGAAAGGTCGACGAAAAGACCGGCAAGAAGGCGGGTAAAAGCGAGGCCGAAAAATACTCATCGATCATCGACGGAGCGAACCGCCGCATAGCTTCGTTGCAGTCCGAATACGACGCGCTCGGCATGACCGAGTTCGCCGCCGCTAAACTAGCGTATCAGACAGACATGCTGAACGAGGCGCAGCGCAAGGGGATCACCCTTACCGCGGCTCAGAAGGCTGAGATTTCTGATCTCGCAGGCCGCTTGGCTTCGCTTGAGATCGCCACGCGCGACGCCCGCGATGCGATGGACTTCGCGAAGGACATGACGAAGGGCTTCGTTTCGGATCTCCGCTCAGGCTTGGAGCAGGGAAAAGGCTTCTGGCAGAGCTTCGGCAATGCGGCGCTGAACGTCCTCGACAAGATCACAGACAAGTTGCTTGACGACTTGCTGAACGCCATCTTCAGGGTGAACTCGGCAGGGTCTTCTGGCGGCGGCGGTTTCTGGGGCATCCTCGGAAGCCTGTTCGGCCTTGGTGGGGGAGGTGGCAGCGGCCTCGGTGGTCTGACCTGGGATAGCTGGGCTAAAGGCGGTTACACCGGACCTGGAGGCAAGTACGAGCCTGCTGGCACGGTACATCGAGGCGAATATGTCTTCTCGGCCGCTGCAACCCGCATGATCGGCGTGGCCAACCTCGACCGTGCTCACAGGAGTGCTCGGCGCGGCTATGCCGAGGGCGGCTACGTCGACAACAGCACACCACGTCTGTTTGCCCCGGCAAACCGGAATGACGCTCAGCCAATCGTCTATTCGCCGACGATCCAGATCGACGCTCGTGGCGCAGAGAATGGTGACGACATCCGCCGTGCCGGCCAGGAGCTTCTGAAGCAGATGCGCGGCGAATTCTACAACAACACGAAGAAGGCGTTGCAGCTGCTCAAGATCAACACCGGAGGGCGGTTCTGATGGTCGCCCTCCCAGACGTCGAATATTCAAAGGGCCTTCCGAAGCTCATCCGCTCGGTGTCGCAAAGCCGAGCCGGCAATCGGCTTGTGTCGAGCGTCGAGTACGCAGATCCGTTTTGGCAGATCGAGATGGAGACTGGTCCACTCGATCCAGCTCTCGCGCCCACGGTTCGGGCCTTCCTCGAAGAGGCGAACGGCGGCACGAAGACTGTGTTGTGGGCACCGTCCTACCTCAAGGTCCCTCAAGCCTACTGGGCAAATCCTGGCGCCCTGGCCCCATCGATCGATGGTCTGCTGGCGAGTGTGACCAATGGGTTCAACGTTGCGATCAGCAGCACCGCCGCCGGTCTCGATATCAGGCGAGGCGACATGATCTCCATGACCTATGGCGCCTACCGTTCGCTCCACCGCGTGATGGTTGGTGCCGTCGGCGGGGCAGGGATCAACCTGACGCTCGAGCCCTTCGTACCGCCATACATCACGCCTGGCGCGACGGTGAAGTTCAAAGGGCTGTCCCTTAACACGAGGATGGTCGTCGGATCAGACAGCATGACAGACGACTACAACCCGGTGGCGACATTCACCCTCGTAGAGGTGCCCCAATGAGTATCCAGACGACTTCCCTATTAATAGAAGTGACGCGCCTAGAAATCGCTCTAAATTCCGATGAATGCAGCACAGGCTACCTAGAAAGCGCTAGCGTTGGTGCCGATCGTGAGCTTCACGGTTTGCGTCGGACCGTCCCAAACAAAATTGCAGAACTGCAAAAAGCGGCGACCAAGAACAATCTTGAACCGCTTTCCTTCTGCAACGAAATTCCGCCCAACCACATACATATCGATAACGCGGCTCTGCTCGATCACGAACAAAGATCCTCGGTGAGCACGGGAACCCGAAGAATTGTTGACTGTAAGTGAGTGACCGCCGGTCGCCACCGGGCATCCGTATTGCTTAATTAGAGTGTCGTCCACGTAGACATTGTCAGCACCGGTATCGATCAAGGCCCATTCCCTGGAATGGTTAACCACATTGGTCCGGCCCTGAGTAACTGCAGGGTTCCAGAAAAAGCCGATTAGTACGCAAGGTTCCGCGTTGACGAACTGAAATGCGTCCGCTGACGGAGCGTCGTCAATCGCGCTTGTAGCAGTCGTCAAATGTCTGACTGGGATTTCAGTCATCTAACACCCTCCCATGACCCCGTCGCTAAGAAAGCAGCGAGTCGAGGGGGAGTCTATATTCGGTTGGAACCTCCATGACTTTCCCCACACGTCTAGAGCAGCTTCTCGAAGACGGCCGCATCGCTATCCGTGGCCTGATCCTCTACCAGTTCGGCAACGAATGGATGGGCGTGTGGACGGGCAATTACGAGCTCGTCTACGAAGGCGTGACCTATGTACCGAACCAGCTCATCAGCGCCGAACCGCCGGACGGCGCAATGGGCATGGAGGCGACCGAGTTCGTGATCTCTATGCCGGCGCGCTCAGACTTCGGCATCATGCCCGACAAGCTCGCCCTGATCGAAAGCCAAGATTACAAGGGCCGGCCGTGCAAGCTACGCGAGGCCTACTTCGATCCCGACACGCGCGAGTTGCTGCATGTCGAAGAACTTGCCTTCGGCTATGTCGACTTCATCAAGCACGTCACCGAAGGCGGCGAGATGCGCCTTGAGGGTCATGTTATCTCCGGCGCGCTGGACAACCACCGCGACGGCTACCGCTCCGCATCGCATGAGGATCAGCAACTGATCTCGGCCGGCGATCGCGGTTTCGAATACGCCACGGTCATCAAGACCGAGAAATTCGATATCGAACTCTGAGGCATTTGCCGATGCAAGAACTGCCATCTCGTGGGGAGTTGCAGGATGCCTGCGACCGCTTCAACGAAATCCACAAGGTAGGTGACGTGATCAACGTCTGGCTTGGCGACGCTGAAGGCCCAACCGAGGAGCGAGTGATCTCCGCACCGGCCGAACCGCTCGGTAGGCACGCCGCGATCGTCTATGTGACCACCGATCCAGGCTGCATCGCGCTTTCCCATGTGAAGCCCTAACGCTCACCCTTTCACGGTCTGAAATTCCCATGCTGAAAATTCTGCCTCGGTCGAAAGACTGGGATCGAAGCCTCGCGCGCGTGACGGAGAAGCACATGCGCCTGCCTGGCGAATGGGGCATGTCCGATTGCCTCATGACCGCAATGGACGCTGTCGAGGCTGTGACCGGCCATGACCCCGCAGCCAAGGTTCGCGGTACCTATTCGACCGAACAGGGTGCGGCCAAGCTGCTGCGCCGACGCAAGGCTGAAAATGTTGAGCAGATGCTCGCCAAGCTGTTTCCGAAACTGCCATCGGCGTTCTCAGTGCTCCGTGGCGATCTGGCTGTTGTCGAGCGCAACGGCGTGCTTTCGGCGGGTTATGTCTGCGAGTACGGGGTAGCGGTCAAAACCGAGACCGGCCTTACTTTCGTCGACCTCACCGAGATCCGCTCGGCCTATCAGGTGGGTGCCCGGTAATGCCGTTCCTCGGTCCAGTCATAACCGGCATCGGTTCCGTCCTCAGCGGGGCCGTTTCGTTCCTGAGCGGCAGCACAATCCTTGCCGGCGCCCTGAAGATCGGGCTTGGCCTTGCCGCGCAATACGCGATCGGCCAACTTTTCCAGCAAGACGTTCCCGCACAGGTCACACACCTCCAGACGCAATATGGTCAGGACCTGCCGCGCAGCATCGTTCTTGGCACGCGCGGGCTTGCCGGTCATCACATCTACCGCAACGCCTATGGCAAGGGCGGACGAACCGTGCAGGATGTCTATGTCCTGTCGCACTTCCGGATCAACTCAGTCACGCGGGTTCGCTATGAGGGCCAGTGGTGCGCGCTTGGCGGTACCGCTGATGGCGAGCGCGGTCAGCGTATCCAGGGCATCGAGCCGGAAATCTGGGTCAAGGTCTATCAGGGCGACATTGCCCAGACTGCTGACGCCGGCCTGATCGCGCGCTCCAATCCGGCCGGACGCTGGACTTCGGCTCACAGGCTTGCCGGCGTGGCCTATGCCGTCGTTACGCAGCAGCTGGACCGGGAGAAGCTGCCCAACCCATGGGAAGGGTTCTTCGAGGTCACCGGCGTTGCCTATGACTGGCGGCAGGATAGCTCGGCGGGCGGCTCGGGTGCGCAGCGCTGGATTGATCCGACAACCTGGGGGCCGTCCGACAACCCGATCGTTCACCAGTACAATCTGGAGCGCGGTTTTTGGCTCAACGGCCAATTGCTTGTCGGCAAAGGCGTGTCGACCGATCGTCTTCCGCTCGGCCGGTGGACGCTTGCCGCCAACATTTCGGACGAGATCGTCGACACAACGAAGCGCTATGCCTCTGCCTACATCGCCACGGCTGGCCAAGGCATCACCCATGCCGGCAACATGGCCCCGCTGCTCGCCGCCTGTGCCGGATCCTGGTATGAAGGCCCAGACGGCGAATACCCGATCGCGGGCGCTAGTCAGGCAGTTGTGGCGACGATAACCGACGTTGATCTGCTTCCCGGCATCGACAAGAATTTCTCCCGGTACCGCACCCGCTCGGAACTGGTGAACACCATCGCCGGCACCTATGCCTCGCCGGACGCGTTCTATGACAGCGTTCCGCTGGCGACCCGCACCGATGCGCCGGCTTTCGCCGCTGACCGTGAACGGCTGGCGACCTCGATCCCGTACGATGCCGTCACCAATCCTAAAGTTGGTGATCGGCTCAACGACATCGCGCTGCGCGCCAGCCGCTACCAGGCCAACGCGGAAATCTGCCTTCGTCAGAAATTCCTGGGCCTCAAGGTCGGCAACTGGATCAGGTGGCAGAGCACCGACGCCAACGGCTACGTCTTCGACAAGACGTTCCAGATCGTGCGCCGCCGTCTCGGTCCGATCGGTCCCGAAGCCTGCCGGGCTGTCTATGTCACGCTGCAGGAAGTCGGCGAAGGCATCTTCGACCCGACCGCCTACCAGACCACGCCACCGGACGCGACCGGACCTGGCGCGCCCGACTATCAAAGCGAGCTCGTCAACTTCAACGTCTCACCGATCAAGAACACCGCGTCGACCGGTTCCGAGCGTGCGGGTATTCGGGCGACTTGGAACCCGATCGAAGACCAGACCATCACCGAAATCTGGTTCGAATTCGGACCGGTCGCAGTTGCGGGTGGCGTGCCCGCAATCACCGTTTCTGACACAGCGCTAAAGAACCAGACCAGCCAGAACCTTTTCAAAAGCGTGATGTCCAATTCAATGTGGGCGGTGCGCTACACCTTGCGTTCTCAGCCCGCCCGCACGTTCTTCCCCTCGCCGTGGAAGTACGTTACCACGCTGCCGGCAAAGCTCGGCGACGATGACGTTTACCTGCCGGGCATGGTCAAGGAGATCAACGAGAACGTCGGCAACATGCTGCCGCCGCTTCAGGAAGACATCCGCACCATCATCGAGCGATTGGAAAAGTCGGCTCAACAGTCGCTTGATCAGGATGCGGGCCAGTTCCTGAACAGGCAGTCGCAGATTACGGCGGTCAAGGCGGCCTATGAGACCGTCACCGCAGAATACAAGTCTGTGGTGGTGGCGGCGACCGGGCCGGGGTCGGCCATCGTCCAGCGCCTAGACACCTACGATGCCAAGATTGCGGACAAGGTCAGCACAATGGCGCTCGTTTCCATCGGCCTCGTCGCAACCGACGTGAATGGCGTCATTACCGGCACCGGAACCATTATCCAAGGGGTGCAGGCTTCGGTCGCTGGCATGTCAGCGCAAGGGCTGTTCAGAACCTATGTGACCGCCACCGAGACGGGCGCGGAAGCAACGGTTGGCCTTGCGGCGTCTGCCACCGCCAACGGTGCGACGCGGTCGGCTGCGATCCTGCTGTCGTCGCGATCGGACGGCAAGACCATGGCCGGCTTGGTAGCGGACCTGATCTATTTCACTGACGGCTCAGGCAACAAACAATTCCCGTTTGTCTTCTCTGGCGGCGTTATGCGCGCCAACTTCGCCAACATCGGTACGATCACCGCTGGCTACATCCAGTCACCCGATGGCCTCCATGTCTACAACGTCGCTGCCGGCACGCAGGAGTGGTGGCGTCCATGAGCATATCGGCAGCATTCTGGGATTGGGTTGGCGATCGCTGGCGCGGCAGATGGGTGTTGCCCGGCTACAATGCCCGCGACGCCAACGTGCCGCGGAACAAGGTCGTTCTTGACACCGATGACATCGGGACGCTGTCCAAGCTGGCGAACGGCCAATACACGCTGAGCTATGGCGGGAGCCTGGACACTGGTGCGGTGACCATCGCTACCTGGCCGGATCCTGGCTTTGTTCCGCTGTGCTCGTTCCACTTCTCAATTGCCGGCGGCGAGTGGGACAATGTCTACACCATGCAAAACACCGGGAGCACGAGCGGCAACTATTACATCAAGGTCAGCCGCACCGGCATCGTCGCATCGCTCAAACTCATCAACAGTACGTCTCCGGTCACAATTGCCTGGACAGCATTCCGACTGCCGGTGATGTGATGTTTCGGCAGGCATTCCGAGGCTGGGATGGCGGGATTTTCAAATTCCGGATCACCCGACCGGACAGGACAGTCGACGCGCGGTATGCGTCGGTCGACGACTGTGTCTTTCATGAGCAAATGCTGTTTACGCAGCCATATTGGCTCGACTTCATACCGTGCCCATTCGCCGGCGTTGTGAGCAAGGATCTCCTCGACCAAACCGCAACGGTCAGCATTCCGAATGTCGGCGTCTCTGACCCTGAATGGGTGATGTTTCCCCGCAACGTGAGCGGCCGCAACTGCTTTCCTCGCCCCGCTTCGGTCGGCTCCGGCAACAGTCAGGATGGCTACGTGAGCGAGGCGTGGGCCATTCGCATGGTCAGCATCACAGCGACATCGATGACGGTTCGCTTTACGAAACCTGCACTCAGCCTGCAGAGCCCGCTCGGCTGTTCCGTCGGGCTCATGAAGCGAGGATGAAATGGCAACCCTTGAGGCTCGAATTTCGAATGCCGGCATCGAGATCGCCAAGCCTGGCTTTGACGTCCGCACCGCGTCACTCGCCAACATGGCATTCTCGCCGAACCTCGTCGCGATGCGGATTGCGCTTGAAGGCACGATCACCGCAGTGCCGCACAGCGAAGGCGCTCCCTACACTGCCTACTACAAGGCGTCCAAAGTGTTCCCGACGCCGTTCCCTGACCCGCCCTATGTCCTCGTTGCGGGAATAGGCAACGACGGCACCAGCTATCAGGCGCCGTTCGTGATCAACACCGCGGGCGGCGGCTCCCTAGAGGTTACGCCGCACTACGAACTCAACACCTACGCCGATCATATCGACCTATATGTGATGCAGTGGTCTGCCGGCGGCGTCCTGCTGCCGACGACGTGGAAGTACTGGGTTTTCCAGAACACGCTTTACTGAACCAACGGGAAATCATCGTCATGAACCAGCCAGATCAGACGGGGCAGGAAACTGCTGCCCCCGCTCAACTCGCCGTGCATCCATTGGCAGCCCTCACCGAAGCGAACGTGATGGTCGGCTTCCTCCAGAACCGCAACCTGCTGCTGGCGCACGACCTGCTTAGTCTGAAAGGCGAGAACGATGGCTATCGCCAGCGGATCAATAGCCTGGTCGAGCAGGTCCTGAGCCTTGAGGCTCAGATCAAGGAACTGACCGCCCCTGCCACGTCGGAGCCGGAAGAGGAGGCATAAAATGGGTATCACCTATTACGATACAGGCACCGCCACACTGGCGGTCGGTTCCAAGACCATGACAGGTCAGGGAACACTCTGGTCCGGCTGGGTGAAACCCGGTGATCAAGTCATGCCGGAGGAAGGCACCAACAACGTTGTTGATGTCGTAGTCAGCAATACCGAGATCACGCTCCTGAAGCCATACCGCGGCGTTGCCCAGGCGGCACGGCCATACACCATCATGCGCACGCCGGATGTTGTGTTCACGGAATCGCTCGCGCGGCAGGTTCTGCAGAAAGTCAGCGATTCCACCTTGGTGGCCCTTGCAGGCATTCCACCGGCTCCCAACAAGCTGCCGTATCTCGATGGCACCAGCGCGGCAGCAACGGTGGACTTCAAGGCGTGGGCACGGTCCTTTCTGGGGTTGCCAGCCGCTGCAGACAAGCTTGCCTACTTCGTTGATGCCACCACAACCGCACTGATCGATTTCAAGTCTTGGGTGCGATCGTTGTTCGGGCTTACCGTGGCCGCGAACAAGATGGTGTATTTCACCGATGCGAACACCGCTGCGCTCACCGACATTTCGGCGAAAGGCCGCGAACTGGTTGGCGGATCAGATGCCACAGCCATGCGCGTCACCTTGGCGCTCGGGTCCATGGCCACGCAGGATGTGTCAAATGTCAGTGTGCCTGGTCCTCAGACAGTTACGCGAGCCGGCAGCGGCGTCGTCACGAAATTCAACACCAACAGTCCGACGTCGAAAGCGTCTTGGATTTCTTGGGGTAATTCCTCTGGCGATCTCGGCTATCTGGGCAATGGTTCCGACACAGCACGTCTGGACATCGCAAACCTTGTTTCCGGAGCCGGCGACATCGCATTCTTCTTCCAGGGCGCTTATCGCGCGTTCCTGGGAACACAGGAATTCGCTCCAGCTGTCGATACTGGACTGAACCTCGGAGCCCCGTCGCGGCGCTTTTTCACGGTCTACGCCCAGGTGGGGACCATCAACAATTCTGATGCACGCGAGAAGACACCACCGCGTGCGTTCGCGCCAGCAGAGTTGAGTGCGTCAAAGGATCTCGCCCCGTCCATCGGGCTGTATGCTTGGCTCCGCGACATCAACCCGGAAAGCGGTCCAGCGCCGCTGTATTGTGGCCTCACTGTCCAGCGCGTAATCGAGATCATGACCCAGCATGGGCTTGACCCGAACGCCTATGGCTTCATCCGCCATGACATCTGGGAAGCTCAGCCGGCTGTTTTCAACGAAGAAGGCGTCGAGGTTCAGCCAGCCATTCCGGCCGGCGACCGCTACGGCCTGATGTACGACAGCGTTGCGATGTTCATCGCGCGTGGTTTTGAGGCGCGCCTGGCTGCGCTCGAAGCGGCCTAACTCATCGCCAACAGAAACCCGAAGATCAGCAAGAACGGCCCAACCTGAATAAGCAGTTCGTACATGGTGTCCTCTGACGAGGGCGTCAGCGATTGGTCTTGGAAGAACCTGGCTCAACTTCGGGTAGCTTTGGCAACGTCGGACCCTTGTCGAACTTCAGTTTTCTCGACCATGGGTCGAACCATTCGATATCGGCATCGTCCAGATGGCGTGCTTCGCCATCATCAGGCTCGTTGTGGATTGTCATGTGGTGGTTCCCAGTCCGCGACGGCAATCTGCCCTGAGCGCGGATAGCAAAACATCACCCAAATGGGTTAGCCGATCTTGAACTAGCACGTTTGTGCTTCTGTCAGCGCACGGCCGCCCTCGATGCCGGCTTGCTGCTCCCAAAGCGGACGATTTCGACAAACAAAAGGAAAGGAAACCCTATGGGTGGAAACGTGCCTATTGGCGCGGCGAATGCTGCTGCGCGCGACAAATACTGGGTCTATCGCCCGGTCCTTGATCTCATCGGCAAGTCCGAAGGCACAGACAAGGGCAGGGGCTACAACGAGACGCTGGGCTACGGTGCCTACACCGGCGGCAACCAGGATCTCGTCGGCATGACGCTCGACCAGATCGAAACGCTGCAGACGAAGATGCTCGCCAACCGGAAGAACAAGCTGAAGTCCTCTGCGCTCGGCCGGTACCAGATCATTCGAACCACGCTCCGCACCATGCGACAGCAGCTCGGGCTAACCGGCCACGAGAAGTTCGATGCCGACATGCAGGACCGCTTGGCCTGCTATCTGCTCGGTCAGCGCGGCATCGACAAGTGGCTGGCCGGTCGGCTGAAGACCGACACACTGATCGATAATTTGGGACAGGAATGGGCCTCGATCCCAAGGACGGACGGCAAGGGCCATTACGAAGGCCAGAATGCCGGCGTCTCCGTCTCCCAGGTGAAGGCCGCGCTGGCGGAGGTCGCTCGCCGGCATGCCGAGGGACAGCCGAAGGTCATCGAGAAGGTTCCCGTCACGGTCGAAACGCCGGTCGTGCCGAAGGAGGTCGACAAGGCCGTGAAGAAGCAGACCAACGGCTGGGGCTGGTCCGGTATCGGCCTTGGCGGCATCGGCGGCATCCTCACGGCTATTGCGGGCTGGCCTTGGCAGACTGTCGCGCTATTCGCCGGCATTGCCATGGCTGGATGCATTGTCGCTCTCGTTATCGGTCCGTGGATAGTGCACCGCGTGAAGGCCATCCGCGGCGCAGTCGAGGGCTGACCATGTTTGCATTCCTCACCTCCAAGATCGGCGTCTCGGTCATTTGTGGCTTGGCGATCACCGCCTTCCTCGGCTGGACCCACTACGAAATGTACGAGACCGGCCGGCGGTACGAGCGCACCGCCATGCTCAACCGATCCGTGATCATTCTCCGCGAAAGGAGCAAAACCGATGCCGCAGTTTCTGCGATGGATGACGCTGGCCTGTGTGCTGCTCTCGGTGGTCGCATGTCAGACTCCGGCGCCTGTGAGTGAGTGCGACGGCTGGGCGAAGCTGAAGCCGAGCGCAGATACTCGGCGCGAGATCGTCGCGCACGATCGGCCGTTTGCTGAGCAGGTGGCCAGCCACAATCAATTCGGTAGCAAGCGGGGCTGTTGGAAATGACCAGCGACAGTAGCGACCGCGCCATTGGCCGCATCGAGGGCAAGCTCGACATGATCATTGCTGATCAATCGCACGCCGCGGCGTCTCGGAAAGAGCAGTATCAAAAGCTCGACGAGGTTGACCGCAAGGTCGACGCCACGGTCACCAAGGTCGAGAGCATCGACGATCGACTGAGGAAGGTCGAAGGGCCCGTTGCCGAGTTTTCTCGCTGGCAGGAACGCGGCGTCGGCGCACTGATGTTGGTGAGCTTCATTGCCGCCTCGTTCGGCGGCATCATCGCCACATTCGGGAAAAGGATTTGGGCTGCCCTGACGGGGTAGCTTGCAGCCGGCCGCCGTAACCGGATCAAAGTTCCGGATCAGAACGATGATGCAGGCCCCGCTCAGCTTCGGCTGGGCGGGGCTTTTTTCGTTTGCGAGATGATTACCAACCTAATTCAGGGGCCGCCGCGCCCACCGCGATACCATATATCTCGCCGGCGGGCCCACCGAGTAAGCGCCCTACCACTCCACCACCAACTGCGGATAGGATCGTTGTCAGTTTTCCTGCGGCTGCCTGCACTCCCATTGTAGGGTCGCTGTTCATGAGATCTTCCAATTGGCGGGCAACCGTCGAGTTATCTGCGGGTGTGCTCTTGATAGTAGCCTCATCTCCATCAACAAGCCCTTGGATACGGTTGCTCTCAGCAGTGGTGATGGAACCCATTCCCACCAACTGATCGAGCTTCACGCTTAGATATTGTCGCTGAAATGAGGCCGGCATCAGGGATACTGCCTTGAGTTCCCCGGGCAGGGTCTTCATGATTGCACTCTTGATTTCCTCATTGGATGCGTTCTGCTGGACCACGGCTTCCTCCTCGTGTGTTGCTTCCCCGCCCGACAACTATTGCGTGAGATAGCGGCAATGTTTGTGAAGCAGATCACACTACGAAGTTGTGGAGCTCTCCCGCCGGGTATGGCCGGAATGCACTCCCGCCCCGGCGAACCGGAGCGGGCTTTTTCGTCGTTCAGCAGTCGCTAACCACAGTGATCGCCGAGCCGTCGATCTACGGCATTTGCCGTATGCCCATGCGCTTACCTCGCGATCATAAAGGGCATCGCGCAACAGGCGCTCTGATGGAGAGGTAGCATGATGAAAATTCTGATTACGATCTCAGCGATGTTCTTGGTCACGAGCATGGCGTCAGCGGGCGTGGTCTCCAAGCCGACTGTTTCCAAGCAGTCCGCAGCCAACGATGTCGTAGAAGTCCACGTCAAGCCGGGCACATCCAGACCTCTGCCGTGCCATCCGTTCATGCGTTGCTACAAATGAAGGCCGACTAGATACACCATTTGCCCGTTCAGCTTCGGCTGGGCGGGTTTTTCTTTGGTGTGCCGCTTTCTTTCGGCACGTTACCAAGTGCACTGCTGCATCTCGACAAAACACGCCGCTGCGCTCTTCTTGCCTTCTGATTGACAGCGCTCCGCTCGCTGGACGCAGCGAACGTTCTTTTTGTCCGTCGCTGTTTCATCGTCGTCTTTGGGGTCGTCGGCCTTTGGCTCCTTGGGTTCCTTGGGTTCCTTGGGTTCCTTCGGCTCCTTAGGCTCGTTGGCGGATGATTTCAGAATGTCTGTGTCCTGGATGCACATTGCGTAGATTGGACATTCCTTCGGGCGCTTCCTGGGTTGCACTTCGGTAGGTGATTGCTCGATGGGCAGCCCGATAACGACCAATTTTCCCGGTTGTCGGATAGCGCCGTCGCAAAGTACGCCCGCAGGGCATGAGAACGGCCTGTTGCCGGGGAATTTCCGTGGTGTTGAAGCAATGAACACGCCCCTTGCACCAGGCAAAGGAACCATTTCAGGAAACATGTTCTGAATCTGCAGCTTGTTTGCTGCTTTCATGTCTCGATTTTGTAACAGAGTCAGGTCAACGGGCTTTGCGCTGCATCCCGCGAGCAGAAGTGCGACTAATACAGTCGCGAGAATAGTTTTCATGATGCCCCCATCTCCCCATCTTAGAGACAACCGACAGCAAATCAAACTCACTCATCAGCAGCAAGAAAAATACGATAAGAAGCGGCCGGCTGGTGTAAAAACCATCACCGGGAGGCGAGAGCCCAGCCGACCGCCGCGCGCGAGGCGCATAACGAAGATACCAGCCAGATTGGCGGTTGGCGACTCAAGCGCGTCCGCCTAGACCACCAACATGAAAGCGACTGTCGATCCCGAGGCCCGAACGTTCACGCTGTCCGCTGGCGATTGGACCGGCACCTATCCGATTTCGGAATATGAACACTGGGTGAATTTCTACCAGGGCCAGCAGGAGCGATATCCCGCACATGCGTGGTCGTATCAGCCTGCTGTGGATGCTCTCGCCAGCATCGCTGTGCAGATCCGCGCCCTGAGGGCTTCATAGCTTCGCGTCGTCTATCGAACATCTCTGTAGGCGGACTTCGGGTCGTACGGTACCACCTTCGTGATGCGATCAGTCGCAGGGTATCCGGGTTCGCTGGCCGTCAATGTCGACCGTGAAAATCCCCATGTCATCCCAGACGTCGATGACGGATAGCTCTACCGTGACCCGATCGCCCGACTGCAACTTGCGTGGCTTCGCCATCTATCCCCCTATTGCGGCTCTGGTTCCCTCTCGTATCCTTGAGCCAATCCGTCGCACGGTCCTTGAAAGCTTCGGGGACCTCGTGTGCCCGGCCGAGGCGAGCCGATTTCCGACCATAGGCCCACGCGAAGTATTCTCTGCTGCTTTTGCTGGCCATCTTTCCTCGGATCGCGCTGACGCAATTCCATCAAGGCGATCTTCTGCTAACGGATTTTAAGCAGCGTCCAATGCTTCCATCTGCTTCAACCAGTCAGGTAGCTTGCCCGCGATAAACTGTGACCAAGTGGCGAGGTGGTCTTCGCAACAGTAGCGTAGCCAGATGTCGTAGAGTTCGGGGTAGGGCTCGTTGATTGGCTGAAAGCGTTCGAAATAGAACGAGCGGACTCTCTCATTGTACTCTAGCAGCGGCGGATAGTCGGCTGGTGGGGGATGGAGTGAGGAGATCACGCCATTCTGAAGGATACGGACCTCTTCTCGTCCTCCGTAATCTAGCATGATCGGGAAGCGCTGCCAGCAGCGCGATGAATTTGCTCCCACTACCGGCTCGCCCGAGAGCTCGAAGTTCACCGTGAATTGTGATCCGCCGAAATCGTCCCACGCAGCCCGGGATACCTGGAACCATACGACGAGATAGCCCTGTGCCTGTGCCCGAGGGCGCGCCCAACTCAACTGTCCATTGGCCCTCTTGAAGCCCGCGTCCTTAAAAGTGGGCGCGAGATGGGTTCTTAGAACTCGATAGGCTTCCGTTGACCTCATCCAATCTCCTTCTGGCAACTACCTCATTTGGGCGGTAGCCGCAGACGCGCCCGTATGATCGCCAACTCCGCCTCGAGCTCGGCGTTTGCTTCCTGGGTGAGGTCCCTGGCCGATAGCTGGGCGACGAAAGCCCCCCGGATCTCCTCGCGCGTCCAGCCGACGGCTGTCAATTCGTCAATCAGGATTTCGAAACCGGGCGTAAGCGCTTCCTGGCAGTCGATCTGCCGGTCGGGATATGGATCCTGGCGCTTAGGCGGCTTGAACCACATGGCGGCAGTGTATCGTCAACTGCGAACCGGTCAACGGAAGTACGATTCGGCGAAATTCCAACTGCGGACTCGACAAAATCAAAGCGTGGCTACATCCAAGCTGTGGAAGGTCCCACATTCGGTTTTAGAAACACGGGAGACAGGAGCGATGAAGATAGCAAGGATCTTGCAAAAGCCCGCGCAAGGGATCGAGCTTCGTTTGACAAGGCAATGAAAGAGCGCGGATCGAATAGTAAAGGTCCAAAGAAATAGGTGGATTATAGTTATGCCAGAAGATATTTATCGATACTTGGGAGAGAAGGCGCCTAGAGTAATTAAAGAGGAGCCATTTTGTCGATGGAGTTTTAATAAGATTGTAGAGGGCGGTCTCGATGAATTGATAATTTCGTACGAAGACAAGAAAAATGGGATAATATTTAGCTGTAACTCCGAAGAATTGATCGATGCGATTTTCGTTGCACGGACTGGCTTCTATGGTTCAGAGAAATTATACAATGGTTTGAGCTTTTCTTCTTCGAGGGAGATGGTGGGAAAATGCCTGGGGCATCCTTCGAAGAGTGGCTGTAGCGATCTTGGCGCTTGGGATCGTTTTTCTTTTCCGAGATACACAGTTCATTTTGAATATCGCGTCGAGGGCGACGGCATAAACATGATCACGTTTATGGCCAACGACGTTGTTCCGTAGGCAGTTTGTGGAAGTATGCGTTTTTCAGTAACGATCTTTTTTCCTTAGAGTCATTCTGACGTCGCCCTTATGCAGGCCGTTTCCTGCCTGGCATCGAGGCGAACGACCCGATCCATGCGAACCTCCTAGAACAGCGATCCTTGTGCCGCTTCTTGCGGGTATTTGATCTGGGTCGCCGGCTTGTCCACGATAATCAAGGCGTCGTCTGGCGCCGGCTTCTGTAGGCCTTTGGCTTCGGACCACTGAGCGTTCATCCAGACATCGGCTTCTTCGGGTGTTGTGATGATGACGGGCATTGCCTTTTCGTGGATCGGCTTGATGAGTGCATTCGGGTTGGTAGTGAGGAATCCGAACAGTTCGAAATCCAACGGGCCGTCCTTCACGCGCCTGACGCCATGCCAAGGTGTCCAGACGCCGGCGAAAAAGAACAGCGGGCGATCCTCACCTCGGGCAAACCAGAAGTTCTTCTGGATGCCGGTTTCGGGATCCTTGTCGCCCGGGGTAGGGCTCGGCTCCGCGAAGCTCGTCACCGGCACGAGGCAGCGGTTTTCGACGCCCAGATACTGCTGCCAGTGCTTATAGCTCGTGCTGCGCACGTTGGTGGTGCCGTAGTCGGCCTTGCCTGTGACGCGCTCCGGTGGCGTCGGCATGCCCCATTGCATCGGCACTACTTCGCGTCCGCCGTCAGCGTCTCTACGCACGACTGGAGCTTGGAAGTTAGGGTACACGTCGCGCGAGGGCTCATTGAAGCCGGTTAGGTCGCGCAGCGCCCGCGTCCATTGCAACACCGCAGCTTGCGTGGTGGTCAGGTTGTAGAGATTGCACATTCAGTTCACGGCTTTCCGGCTCTCAGCCAGTTTTCATAAGCAACCTGCTGCTCTGGCGTGAACTTTAGATCATCGTCGTCGTCTTCGTCATCATAGGCGGCGTAGAACGCAGCCTTAGCCTCATCATCCATGATGTATTCCAGTTCGACTTCGGGGCGAGGGCGGTCCGCCGGCCAGGCGGCGCAGCACGCCTCAAGAGCGGCGAGGGCCGCTTGATCCCAAAGAGCGGCGTTCTTCGCGTCCTCATCGGTGAAGCCTGGATCATTTTCCGGGAAGCCACGCATATCCCACCCTTCGCGGGCGAAATGGCCATCTGCGGCGAGGTGGGGATGAACGCCGGCCTTGTCCAAGACTGCCGCCGCGGCTTCGAGGCCGCGCATCTCCTCCGCTTCAGTTGCGCCTTCCACATGGAGTTGCAGGAACGTCTTCATTGCAGCCTCCTTTGGTTCGAAAGCCGCAGTGAACAAAAAAGGAACAAAAGAGTCAAGCTGCCCCTTGACGAGATAGGAATTTGATCCTTTTTCATAGGTCCATGCCCGAGACGTATGGACCCAAAAGGAAGCCGTTTCCGCTGTCGAACCTGAACGAGCATCGACAACTCGTGAGGGTTCGCTGCGCCTGCTGCAAGCGGCTGCACAACTACCGGCCCGACGATCTGATCCAGATTTTCGGTGACGTGGATGTGGATTCACTCAGCCATCGCATGACGTGCGAAGGCGGGGATCACGGCTTCCTTGACGTGAAGTCTTTCGTTCCGACGGGCAGTGAGGCTGTTGGGCTGCGTATCCGCCGCCTGGTGGCCATCAAAATGAAACGCGTGCCCATATGGAGCGAGGATTGAGCAATGCCCCACAAGAAGACGAAAGAGAAGATCTCGGAAGCTGGCCTGGCGAAGTTCGAGCGCGCGGCGTCTGTGCTGCGCGGGACGTTGCGGGAACTCGAAATGAGCGTCACCCCCTTCAAGGACCACTACAGGGCATTAAGTGACCTGGGCGACAGTCTCAAGCGCACGGAGAACCTTTTGAACGATCGGCCTGCGGAGTATGTTGAGCAGCATCGGCCGGCTCTGTCAGGGGGCAAGTAAGGCACAATGTCGAATGGAATGCTGTCCGGCTACCTTGCTGCCAAGGTGATCGTCGACTGTGACCAGTGCGGCGTCCACGCCCAATACGACAAGCTCGAGATGTTGGAGGTAGGCGGCGATCGGCCGCTCACGCTACTGCTTGCGGAGGTTGTCAGGCGTAAGGGCTGCACGCTGAAGGAAACGATCTCGGCCTACGATAAGTGTGGCGCGGTTTATTCTAATCTGCCGGCGGAGAAGCCTGCGACGCAGTCGAATGCCTACGCAAAGGCCAAGGGGCAATTCTGA